GATATACCCAGTTGCCCCCGTTACCAGTATTCTCATAATGTTTCCCCCAAAGCCTGAGCCATAATATGCATGAGTGATTGATGGCAATCTTCAATCACTCCATAATTACAAGAATCTATATGTAGGTTTATATCAACCATCTTTCTACTGCGCCCGCCATCAAAGCCAGTCATAGCTATGACCGGGATGCCAATATTATACGCTGAATTGATAGCTTGAATAATATTCTCGGAATTGCCAGAGGATGAAATTGTGATTAGCAGATCACCTTTCCGGGCCATACTCTCAATCTGATAGGAGAAGATGCGCTCAAAGGACAGATCATTGCCGATGGCCGTAATCAATTCTACGGAGTTTGATAGGCTTATCACACGAGGGCTATAGTTTGTCTTTGATCGAATGCCCTTAGAACAGTCACAAACAAGATGATTGGCTATTGCCGCTGAACCCCCATTCCCACAAGCATAGATCAGATTGTCCGATTTAATCGTATTCCTAATTAACTCAACAGCCCGTTCTAACTCCTGTTTATTGATGCCTCTTAAAGCTTTGCAAACTTGAGTCGTATACTCATCTATAAACGAGCGCATTCAATATCCGCGTCTATTTTTTTCATAGAAACCTGTTAAAATGCATTTGAATAAATACGCATAAGCCATATCCTGCGAAAAATGGAACAATCATGTGTGTAAATATCCACCAAATCATTTCAACTCACCCATAGCTTGTTCATAAGTTTCTTTACTTAGGGGACGATAGTGGTACGCAGCACTTCCTTCTGCCGCTGAATAGCCTTTTCCCTTGACCGTGTGAGCTACAATGACGCTGGGTTTGGTTTGCCCTTGGGCTGAAGCAATGGCGGACATCAGTTCTTCCACATTATGCCCATCAACCGAGCTAAGGATGCAGTCCATCCCCCGAACCATGTTGATCCAATTATCGGTTATGACATCATTGACAGGGCCAATACTGCTGATCTTATTGCTATCGATAATAACCACAAGGTTCCCTAGATTGTGATGACGGGCTAGAGTAAGGGCCTCGTAGGATACCCCCTCTTGCATCTCGCCATCGCCGCATAGAACCATAACCAGCGGATCGCGCTCATATGGGTCAAAAAGCTTGTAGGCGGCTTTTTGTGCTTTCAGGCCAAAAGCTATACCTACAGCAATTGGCAAGCCGTGGCCTAACGCTGCGCCTGTAGAGGCTTCCACAAATGGTACTCGATGATTGGTATGCCCACCAAGATAAGTACCGTCCGTATGGTACGTGTCGATTTGCTTTTTAGAGAGTAGCCCGAAATGATACATTGTGGCGTAGGTTGCTGCCGCCGCATGACCTTTAGAAATGATAACCCTATCCCTCTGAGCGTCCCCGGCTATGATTTTATTAAGGTCGCTAGAGGAGTACATCGCAATCAAACACTCAACAGCACTGAGGCTCGGGCCTAAATGCGCGGCCCCGCCTCTATAAAGCATCTCAATAATTGAGCGTCTAATCGCTTTAGGATCAGGCAGCATGTTCTTCTTTCTGGAAATACTCAACAAGCTCTGCGATACCTTCTTTGATGGATATACGGGGCGTCCAATAATCTAGCATCTCAAGAGCTTTTGAGATGGAGGGGTTCCTAATGCTTATAGGGGAATCACCTTTAACGATTGTGGGGGTTTTGCCAGAAGCAATCACACTCTGAGCAATGATGCCCCCCATAGAAATTAACTCTTGCCCCGCTATGTTAAATATACCGCTATGTCCGATAGATGCCATAATCCCGGCGCATAAATCATTGATGTGGATGAACCGCCTAGCGGATTGCAGATTGCCTACTTTGACTTCCGATTTAGTCAGGACATCATGCACAAGGCTTTGGGGGAAACATTATGAGAATACTGGTAACGGGGGCAACTGGGTATATCGGCTCTGTCCTCATGCCCCGCTTACACTGTGTGGATGGACAAGTGTGGGATGTTGTAGGCCTCGATACGGGCTACTTCAGCAAATGCAAATTGTGGGAGCCTATAGTTAACTATCCAATTATTCGCAAAGATATCCGCGATGTGATGGTTGAGGATTTACAAGATTTTGACGCTGTTGTACATCTCGCAGCATTATCCAATGACCCTTTAGGAAATCTTGATCATCGCTGGACGCATGATATCAATTTCGATGGAACCATTCATCTTGCTCAGTGTGCTCGCGCCGCTGGTATAAAACGGTTTCTCTTCTTTTCGTCTTGCATCATGTATGGGGTTTCAGATGGAGGCGATGTCAATGAAGATTCACCGCTCAACCCACAAACGGATTATGCCCGCTCAAAAGTTGATGCAGAAAATATGCTTCGCACTATGGCGGATGACGACTTCCACCCCACCTTTATCCGTAACGGTACAATCTATGGAAGTGCAGCAGCGCAACGTCTTGATACGGTTGTAAACCAATTCGTCGCTGAAGCTATGACACATGGAACTGTTACAGTTCTAAGTGATGGAACGCCTTGGCGGCCTATCGTGCATGTATGGGATGTGTCTCGCACTGTGCCGGTTTATCTTCAGGCCCCGATTGAAACTATCCATAATCAAGCATTTAACAATGGTGCTGATTGGATGAATATGCGCGTGCGAGAAATAGCTGAAGCTGTGGTTAAGGCTATTCCGGGGGCAGTTCTAAAAATTGCATCCGAATCTGGGGCCGATCAGCGTACATATAAAGCCAGCTTTGCTAAATTTGCGCGGACATTTCCACAATTCAAGTTTGACTATAGCCTAGATCGCGGAATTGCTGAATTAATGGATATGTTTCAGCGAACAAGCATTATAAATGAAGACCAATCGAAGTTTGTCCGTTTGTCGCAGCTTAAGCATCTTATTGCTGATAACGAGCTAGATAGTACATTGCGGTGGACATATGTTTGATATTGTTACCGTGCGCACCCCATTACGTATTTCCTTCCTTGGCGGTGGCAGTGATATACCATCATTTTATCACAATAATGGTGGTGGAGCGGTCCTCTCCACAACTATAGATAAATATATCTACGTCACCGTCAAAAAGCACTCGCCCCTCTTCAAGGAAAGATATAGGCTTAACTACTATAATAGTGAGCATGTGGATTCTCTTAACGACATCCAAAACGACATCGTTCGCGCCTGCCTTCAACTTATTCCAATTCCCCCCCCAATTTACATTCATACAGTTGGTGATCTTCCGACCCGTAGTGGCCTTGGCTCTTCCTCCTCTTTTGCTGTTGGCCTTCTACAAGCCCTCCATGTACTCAAAGGCCACACGCCAACGCCAGAGGAGTTAGCTCAGGAGGCTTGCAAAGTTGAGCTAGAAATCCTCAACAAACCTATAGGCAAACAGGACCAGTACGCCGCCGCCTTTGGCGGCTTTAATCTAATCCAATTCCACTCCGACAACCGAGTTAGCACAACTGTACTCGATATGCCCTCTGTTCTTTTCAAGTCAAGTCTATTGTTTTGGACTGGATTGGAGCGTGATGCGGCCATAATACTCACAGATCAAGTTAAAAATGCTGGAAATAATACCGCCTTTTTAAGCAAAATGCGTGGAGATGCCACCGAATTTGGCACCTCCTTTTGCAATACCAGCATTAAACCTTTCGCTTTATATCTACAAGAAAACTGGGCTATGAAACGGCAACTCTCTTCCCTTATCAGTACTCCAAAAATTGATGAATGGTATAACGCCGCCATGACAGCCGGTGCTCTTGGTGGTAAACTTCTTGGGGCCGGTGGCGGCGGCTTCCTTTACTTTCTAGCGCTACCTGACCGTCACTGTGCTATTCGGGCTGCCCTCCGGCCTCTATCTGAAGTCAAAGTCGGTTATGAACCGCACGGATCTAAGGTGATTTATAGCGCATGAAATTCTGCCCCCTCAAGATATCCGGTGCTTATACCATCTACATGGAACCAATTACGGATGAACGCGGTTTCTTCGCCAGAGCCTATTGCTCTCAAGAACAAATTGATCATGGGTTAACACCTTACTTCGTTCAAGCTAATAACTCCGTTAGTCGTCAAACAGGCACACTACGGGGCTTCCACTATCAATTAGGCGCTCATGCTGAAGATAAACTTATTCGCTGTATAGCCGGTAGCATTATTGATGTTATTATTGATTTGCGGCAGCATTCCCCAACTTATCTCAAACACGATTTTGCCTTTCTCAACGCCACGAGGCGGGATGCTGTCTATATCCCACGAGGTTGTGCTAATGCCATCCTTACCCGTGAACCTAACACAGAACTATTCTATCTTTCGTCTAATTATTACACCCAGTCGGCTGAACGAGGCATTCGTTGGAACGATCCGGCCTTTGCCATCGATTGGCCGCATGAACCTAAGATTGTATCAGAAAAAGATTCCACTTGGCCTAACTTTAACAAGGCTTATCACTTAGGTGAAATATGAGAGCGCTAGTCACTGGAGCTACCGGCTTCATAGGAACACATCTGTGTAAGCGCTTATTAGCAGATGGACATGAAGTTACGGCACTATCCCACACCGAACAAGATATACTTGGTTTTGTGGGGAATACTAAACCGGATATAGTTTTTCACCTTGCTACGTACTTCGTCTATAATCACCGACCAGATGATATAGAGTCGCTTGTTACAGGAAATATTCTGTTCCCACTCAAGCTTATAGACGCCATGGCTCGATGCGGGGTTAAGCATCTCATAAATACAGGTTCAATATGGCAGACTTTGGGGGGAATTAGAAACAACCCGGTGTGTCTTCAATCGGCTACTAAAGATGCCGTTGAAACGCTTATTCGTTTCTATGCCAACTCTGGGAACCTTGGTGTAATAACGCTACACCTTACAGATACCTACGGACCTAACGACAAGCGCCGTAAGCTATTCACTGTCCTCCACGAAGCCGCCGATAGCGGGGAAACGCTTAGGATGTCAGAGGGCCAGCAGCAGCTTTCCTTAGTTCATATTGACGACGTTATAGCAGCCTATATTCGAGCCGCTGAGGAAATAAAAGACTACCGGGCCGCGCACTCTTGCTATGAAGTAAAGGCGAAACCCAGTGAATGGAAATCGTTGCGGGAAATTGTGGAATTATACTCTACGATATCTGGGAAGAAGATAAATGTAGAATGGGGGGCAAAGCCGTATAGGGAGCGTGAGCCTATGTTTGTTGAAGGAGTATATTCTAATATAGACGGCTGGAATCCAAAGATAACGTTAGAAGAGGGATTGGCGACGCTGTGACCGTTACCCAAGCAGTTATTCTAGCGGGAGGACGCGGGACAAGGCTGGGGGCGCTAACTGATAACTGCCCCAAGCCGATGATTCAATTTCATGGTAAGCCGTTTCTAGCCTATCTCATTGAATATCTGCGAAAACAAGGGTTCACAAAGATATTACTACTTTTAGGATATCTGCCTGATATCATTCATGATTATTTTGGTGATGGAACTGGCTTTGGGGTACAGATCAAATATTCTATAAGCCATCTCCATGACGATACAGGGCGTAGGCTTTACCTCGCCGGGAATAAGATTAATCCATCATTTCTGTTGACCTATAGCGATAATTACTGTGCGATGAATTTGGATTCCGTAAAAGCCCAATTCGAACAGGACTATATCCCGTGCATGACGGTTCATACCGGCGCTCATAGAAATAACATAGAAATTGATAGGGATGGCTATGTCATTGACTATGATCCTAGCAGAGAAAAGGCCCTATCAAGTGGACTTGATATTGGATTCACATTTCTTAACCGCGATATCATCGATAAGGATTTACGGCACGGTAACGCTAATTTTGAGAGAATTGTCTACCCCAAGCTTATCAATAGTCGAATGCTTAAAGCTAATATTGTAACTGAACCGTACTATAGCATAGGTTCACCAGAGCGTCTTGTTAGAACATCACAATTTCTTGCACATATAGGTGGCTAGTGCGATCAGCTATACTCAAACAATTACACAAACATTTTGCGGATGATCCATCACTGTTCTTTGTGACAGCCGATATGGGTTTAGGAAACGTCGAGGTATTCAAAGATTCTTACCCAGATCGCTTCCTTAATGCGGGCATAGCGGAACAGAATGCGGTGGGTATATGTGCTGGATTATGGAATGTGGGCTATCGCCCAATCCTTTATTCCGTGGGGAATTTCTTAGTCCATCGACCCTTTGAGCAGCTTAGAAACGATATAGCGGCCCAAGAAATCCCTATTATTCTCATTGGCACGACAGCGGGTTATGACAACGCCTCTCTTGGCCCAACGCATCACTTGATCGATGAGTGGGGTTGTATAAAGAGCCTACCCGGCTTTGAAGTGTATACACCATGGTCGGTTGAATATGCCGAGCAGCTTATAGACAAGGTGCTCAATCGGCATAGGCCCACCTATATCCGTATTCCTAAAGGCTCCCCATCAATGAGTCTAGTTAAGGACGCACCTATCAGCTATCTTCATAAAGCTGATGGACCATTATTGATTACCTATGGTCCGTTAGCGGAAGAATGCAGAAAAGTCCACGAGGCTCATCCTGAAGTTTCTGTGCTGGTGATGCACAAGCATTGGCCTATTACGAGTGATTATGTCTTAGGGATTCTGAACAACTATAAGCGCGGAATCGTTGTCGAGGATCATTTCAAGCATACCGGGCTATATGGCTCCCTCTGCCAATATGTGATGGATAACGGCTTGCGTATAAAGCTAGAGAGTGCTGCTCCTCCGCATCACTACGAGCTGATGTCGGCTAAGAACCCAGAATGGTATTGGAAGAAATTTAAGCTAGACAAGGCTGGTCTTGAAAGACGCCTTGGTTTCTAAGATGAGGGATCTAGCAAAAAATCAACCACTCGCACTAGACGTTAAAGCTGCCGTAGAGGCATGGATAATGCATATTATAAATAGTAGGACTACAATTAGCTATAATGAAGAGGGACGTGAGTTTGTAGAAACCCAAGCCAATAATATAGTCTACTCCTTTATAGAGCGCTATAAATCTTTAAACGAAGAACCTCCGACGCTGTGGAGTACTTTTCGCCCATCTTCAAACTCTCAACTCGTTGTAATGCCGGAAACTGAGATTGAATTGGAAGAAACTATCGCTTTCTTGTCCGAGGGTGTCAACAATATACCGCGTCATCTGAATTGCATAACTGATGAAATCCACATTCTGAAATCTCGTTTCTTTGCCATGCGTCCTAAGCAGTCCGTAGTCGAGTATATATTAGAGCAGAGGGATTGCGCTTAGGGCCTACCGTAATGAACACCATCACTGCTGCTTTAGCCGCGATAGTCATGGTTATAATTATCATCTTTTCTATGAGGATTAAATGAACGCTGTAGATAGACTATGGGAGATGGAACGCTTGCGGGATTTACGCCAAACAGAAGAGGTTACTATCATCCCAACAGCATTACTCGTATGGGCCATAGATGAGATTAGCCATTTGAGGTCAATAAGAACTATAAACGAGGAACCCTATGAATGTGAATGCGGCTGTCGTATTTGCGAAAAGTGTGAATGCAAATGACCGGACCTATTCTGTCCATCATCATGCCCTCAAGAAATACCAATAGCAGGGCTTATGCGAATGTCGCATCCTTGGCGGACTACGAGAATACTTATATTGAAGCCGTAGTCAGAGATAATTCCGGCATACGCTCGGAATCCGATTGGCCGTCTCATTGCCGTCACTACATCCATTCAGTAGCTCCGTGCACACACATGGAAAACCTTATGGAATGCCTCAAGCTCGCCAAGGGTGAATTTGTAACCATGGCTTCCGATGATGACATTATTTTCCCACGGGGCGTAGAAGCTACGTTTGAGGCGGTGCGCTCTATCACTGACAACAAGCTCTGGGTCGGTTCACACGGCACGTACAGCCTTGAGCAGTCTAATGGCTCGCATGGGCTTCACTATCAACACTTAGGCAGCCCACGGGCTTTAGAACGCGTCCAGGGCTATTCTGAGTTCCCTGGACCTAATCTACTGTTCTATTCGACCATTAGACGGTCGGTTATGCTGGAATCTATGGAATGGGCGTTTGTCAAGCACCCGCTTAAGACTTCCTTTAATGACCAGCTTTGTGTGCTTTGGTGGCTACTGAAGGGGCAGTTTAAAGATGTAGGCCGGTTTATCTTTTCCTATGACAATGGTAACTGGGAAAGCATCAACCAAGCGGCTAAGCGCGATGCTGATATTGCCGCTATTAGCCATACTCCCAAAGCCGTTACACGGATGCATTGGCTGGCTTGTGGACTTGAGGGGGCTTTACTCGCCAAACGCTTCGGAGAAATCGACGCTGGTAAGGTCTGGTTCGATTTGCAGTATAAACGATTCAAGGCCGACATGCGCGATAGCGAGGTTCCAGAGGCAGAAGCATTGGCTAAGAAATGGCGTGAAGCTAAACGAATTGTGCCTAAGGACATCTTAAGCGACCTGTGCACGCTCATTGCCATGACGGATAAACCCAAAGCAGATGCGTATAAGGAGTTCTGGGCATGACGCGGTGTATAGAAATTTAAAATTCCACAACACATCAAGGATCAAATAGTGAGCCAACAAAATAATCTCAGTTCCAGTGTCAGTCAGCAAATCGACAAGCTTATCCCGGCTTCTCCGCCACAGATACAAATTCCCATTCCGTTCTTTATCGGGTTGGCGCACAATGCTGCTTTCGGGGTACTAGGACGGCAATTCCCTACCGCTAAGCTGCTTGTATCCGTGCAATTGGACATCAACGGTAAACGGGAGATATTCAGCGAATCCAACGCCGATGTAGATGAGGCGTTGCTTATGATAGACCGCACTAAATCCATGTTCAAGGATATCAAGGCCCGCCAGGTGCCTCAAGGCACAGCAGGACTTGAAGAAGCCCTTACCCAGGAAGAAATCATCATTGATGGGGAGCCGGTAGCCGATAAGGATTCCGGTCCAGCAGAATTGGAGCTATAAGAAGCTCTAATATCCCGATGCTCTACCGGGCTTATGCGCTAGAGCTATTTACGCAAGAAAGGGTCGCTTCCGGCATAGAGAACCAAAAACAGACTCGCTCTCAAAAACACAGCGCGAAGGCCCGGCTAGTTCTTATTGATGGATTAGCCGGGCTTTCTTATTTGCCATCCCTATGTGTAATGAAAACGCCAGTTTTAAGCCGGACTTAGTGGTAGAAATTTAGGTACGCCCTCGTACAAACAAAAATACGGCCCCATCGCAATCAAGGATGGAGCCGTTGGGGCAAGCTTAGCATTGATGGACTAAGAGCTATTCCGTCTTAGTCAATTCGGTATTTATAACATCACTGATGTTTTCCAGCAGAATGGCTATAGCGCTGTCCGCTAGTCTATTGGTTGATATTTCAACTGAAGTAACCTTCCCCGCATCGTCAAACTCAATATGGACGAATACGGAGCCTTTGAAATCGCCCTTAATCTTATGTGTAAGGATTTCTGAGCGGGCCATGAATCCAGACTAGCTTTGGAGAAGAGGAACGGTAGCTCTACGGATGCACACTGCGAGTTCTTCTTGCAGCCGCAACATAGCCTCCAATGTCAGGTTGAAATTGAAAGCCTCGTTATCATGCAATACCCGTAGATACCGGGTAAGGCCGTCATCTACAACATAGACTATAGCGTCTTTCACATAACCGCCTTTGCATCGAAGCCATGATGCTTACATACCAACGCTAACAATCTTTTGAACTCGGAATCATGCGGTGATTTAGGCTTGAACGTACCACGGCTCATTTGATGAAGATGCACCATCTCGTGAGCCATAGTAGGCAATAAAGCCGCTAAACTGCTATGACGCCCCGTAGAGACCCGAATAACTTCACCATTACAATCGGCATCATAATTCTTAGTCTTAAGCACCTTGAACTTAATGTCCGAAGCTGGGGGCATTTTCCATCTATGAAATGGCGCTGTTGCTCGTAGCAGATCGTATGCACTAGCCAGAACAGCTTCGGTAAGCACGATCATGTTTTACGCAAACTTACGCCGTAAGAATGTCAAGAAGTCTGCTCCCTGCTCGACATCAGGGATTACAGTAATCAATCTAGGGTCATTATCTTCGTAAATAGGATTGATGATTGTAACACAAGCGGCGAACGCATTCTGATCAGGCAAGCCTAATTCTTCTGCGTAACGATCATAAGTTTTATACCCCGCACAACGTATGGCCCAAGACAGTAGCCCCGAGGACGGATCTTTTAAAGGCCCTCCAATAAAACTTACATGCTTGTGCCCGCAAGTAAGAATGTGGTCACGCCATCCGCCCTGGATCGCTTTCATCGGCCCATGCGAGGGGTTCCACATCGAATGTCCTGCAAAATCGTGCCGGGCATTAACACGTACTTCTTTTCTATTAGGGAATTTCAGATTGATGCGAACGCCATTAGCATCCCATGCAGTATTAGTATTCGCCATAATCCATTTCAGCGGATCATTATTCCCGCAGAAAAGATCATGATTTCCTTGAACGAGATACAACCAATGCACAGATGTAATAAACCATTCCACCAATTGCCATGCTTGACTAGCGGATGTGCCCTGTTCCGCCCACAATCGCGTCAATCTGCCTACCCAAGCATTCTGAGCATCGCCTAAATTTGCCCCGAACAAACCTTCGGTCTTTTTGATGGTGTTTATATGCTGCTCAATAAGCCCTAAATCTGTACCGTCATCATCAACATGCGGATCGCCAAAATGGACAATTCCGATAGGGCCTTTGATGTTGACTAATACATCACGAAGCCGAGATGCTTCCTTGTACTTACGCTTCTGCTCGAATTGCTTCTTACGCCACGCAAGCAATTCCTCGGTAGAAAGATTCTCTTTAGGAATAGGAGGAACAGAAAATGGCTTCTCGGTGTAAGCATTATCTTTGGACTGATGGAGATATGTCTGGTATCTGTCGCTAACGGTACGGCGATTCATACCTAAAATTCTAGCGGCTTCAGCTTTATTTCCGTTATGGGCTTCTACCGTTTCACCTAATTTTCTAATATGTTCTGGCGTAGAAGGAGGACATTTGTCTCTCATTTAGACCCACATACGGCAAAAATCGCCGCATTCGTTTTTCTAATTTGCATCACTGTATCCGGTTGATCGTATTGTGACGCTTGAGTTGGAGGCAGCATGCCCTTCAACCAAAGCCCTATACTCGTATCTATACCCGGAGCGTGATATTTAATTTGCGGAAGCGAGGAACAGGGCACAGTTTGTAGGGTTGGGCCAGAGGAAAGATTAGATGCGGTTAGGGTCGTGCAAGATAGAATTGGCGTCATCAGTAACAGCGTTACGAGCGCTATCTGCTTTTTGGACATTAGATAACTCCTGTCCTTGATCGGCTACTTTCTGCTCGGCTTGGCCTTGGGCCTCACCTTGGGCTTGCTGTCTCTGCCCAAAATACCATTTGAACAAAGACAGCAGTAAATCAGAAATTGCAGCCCACATTGTTATGAAGCAGAAACAGATGAAGCCTGGACCAGAGCGATCAAACCTTGAATGAGTTGAGAACCAGCAGCCTTAAGCAGCGCTGCTTCATCAGCAGTAGCAGTATTCAACATATCGGTTTCAATCTCTTCAAGAGATTTACCGGCAGTTGCATCTGTTTGCACTTTACCTAATACATCAAGGATGACCTGAGCTTGCTGAACTGTCAAAGCTTCAAATACAACTTTGAGAATTTCCCACACGCCGGTAGCGGTAGTCACAAGCTCATCCTTAAGCCAATTTTCACCAGCGGTCAGGTCAGTTTCAATAGTGGTAATAAGAGAAGTAGCCATAATGAATTATCCTTTTTCACAGTAAAGGAGCGCATTGGGGTGCTGCGACGGTGTAATCTTTCGGGGAGAAAGAGCCGTGCTGCTGTGACAGCTTGTGCGCTCTCTTGTGATTGCGCCGTCGCAGCATTTGGTCTAGGCTTTAGGTAAGCCTAATTCTGATGATCGATTCGAGCTTGAGCCAATCCGCCGAGGTTTAAACCAGCGGTTTCGGCTTTTTCTTTATCCACAGCGCTATGTGCCGGAGAATGACGCTTTGAAGCCTTCTCAGGCCGCTCAGGATGGCTCGTAGCGGCTAAATGTGGTTTTTGGTACTCAATATGGCCTAAAGTACCAGAAAGGCTTGTAAGAGCTTCCTGAGAAGGCTGGTCATAGTTTAGATTAGTTCTAAACTGATCCTGGGTATGAAGCGCCGCTTCGTCTTGGGCAAGCTGGGCATGAAGCCCGTGCAAATCGTTAACCCAACAAAAATACAACCCGCCTGCGATAAAGACTAAGAAATAGCTCAGAAATGTATCTAGTCTTTTCTCTTTTTTCCCACGAGGACCGATGGCAGCCATTAGCTTTTCACTCCAAACAACCGGCTTATGGGACCTTTCAGCAATCCGATAAGCCAATCCATTCCGCTTGGACCGAGAAAACCTAAGGTGCCGATGCCGCCAAAGATAACCCAGATATTTGTAATGTTTTCGTAATTAGCAATGGCATAAGCTAAGCCGCCAACGAAAGGTGCGGCCATTGTGGCGCATCCTAAGCTCACCCAATCAACACCGATGTTCTGGCCCAGTTGGCGCTTTTTATAAGCCTCATACCCGGCGCGACCAGCCATGCCCAGCAAGGCTACAAGCGTAACCGCAATAAAGATGACGACTGTGCGGAACATCTCTTCCCCGCCGAAAGCAACTCCAACAGCAGAACTAATGCCGATGGTATGAACAATGATGCCGGTAGCGGTAGTGCCTGATGCCGGTTCGGCTGTCATACTGAAATGTCCTTTATGCGGATTTGAGAATATAGAACGAATGCGAACCTATCGTAACGAGTGGATCAACCGGCACACCCCAATCTTTAGGAAAAGGCAATGATGAAACTTTGTAGTAGAGAGCGCCTTTAGTCGGATCAACTTCGCCTGCTAATGCAGCGTGGTAATAGTTAGCAAGAAGCGTCAGCTTAGGATCATCCGTATCTATAGATGCAATTACTTTACGGTTCGGGTCTGACGGATTCCATGCAGAAAACTGAAAAGGCCACAGGCATACTGATAACGGACTTGCACCCCATTGTCCCCTGAGAACCCGATTATGAATAACATGAGCGACGGCACGTTGACCTAACTCAGGCTCGCCGCGACACTCTCCAAAAATGGTACGAGCGACAATATCTGAATAAGCATCCATTTATGGCACTCCGATGCAAGGTAAGCGCGCCACGCCCACCGCAACATTGTTATCGCTAGAGGAACAGATGCATTCCAGGAGGTACACTACGCCCGCTATGCCATCTACGAATTGCTGAATGACCGCTGTATTAGTTATGCCTGTTCCTTTAGGCAGAGGCACCGTGCCTATAACCGCTGGGCCGTATAGATGGGATTGTGGATTTGGATCAGTCCCGGATTGAATCAAGACATTGATGGTGGGAGTTCCTGTCAAGACAACCCCTGCCGCTAAAAAATTACCAAAATCAAAGCTGATGGATTGAGACTGGTACGTGGCCCATATCGGAGAAAGATTTACAATCGGGACTGGACAATTGGCAGCCATTAGCAATCAGACTCCGGTTCGGGGATCACCGCGTTATAGGTAGAAGCATCAATAACGGCCACAGCATCTCCTGGAGTAGGGGTTCTAAAAACAGAAAAGATGATGTTTTGTATTGAAACAAATACAATGGTTTTTAGTGTCTGCTTAAAAAGCGCGATAGCCTGAGATTGGAATAGCGGAATTACTACCGCTTTCTGTACGGCGTATATTAAGTTCTGGCCTTGCTGAATAGCCGGAGTGATGCCGTGCGTGACCAGCCTGACCATCGCGCTTATCTGGCTTTGCGTAAATGCGATTAGGCTATTGAAAGCTATTCCGGCATGAACCATTTGGGCTTGCTGTAGAGAAAACCCATGTCCGATAGATCGAAATAATGCTAGAATATTGGCCTGCGTAACCTGTACAATCTTACCAAGACTCTTACCAAGCGACAACGTTTGCACTTGGCTAATTGCTATGGTTTTCTCAAAAGCTTTAGCAAGTGTAAGTAGCTGTATTTGACTTATAGCAATTACTTTAGATGGGGATTTGATTAATCCCATCAATTGAGTTTGGAATATCGCTAATGTCTTTAATGCGCCCTTACCGGCAGAAGCGATTACCGCCTGGGTTTGGCTCATTAAAAAGGCTTTAGAAACTGCCTTAGCAAGCCCGATGCTTTGAGCTTGCATCACTGTAACAGCCGTCGCAATTGTACGGACCCGGGATGTTGCCGCAATCGGATATCCACCAAGACCTAATCGGGTAAATGCCATATCAGATTATGGAGAACGTATCGCCGGAAACCGGAGATGCGGGAAGCGTGCTCACAGTGAATGTAGGGGTAGCCGAATTAGTAGAAGCTGAAATAGATGCAACAGCCCCTTGAAGCCCTGTGGTTGTGGTATTCGAATCAAACAGGATTGTACGATTGCCAAACTGATTAACGGAGCCAACGGTTGCCCCCGTCAACGCAGAGGTCGGAATAGATGTAGTATTGCCGCCTGTAGTAACAGTGCCTCGCAATACATCACGAGTCGTAATGGCAAGATTCGTGGCGGAGGTGGCATTACCGTTTACCTGAGAAGCGTTAACCGCTGCCGTGCCAGTGACATTGCCAACATTACCGCTCAAATTGCCTGTAATGTTCCCGGTGATTGTGGTAGTTGTAGTTCCGGTTACAGTGATGTTGCCAAATGTAGTTGTACCAGCATTGCTGCCGCTAATAAGAATGCCACCCGCAGCACCAGGAGTTGCCGCCGCGACGTTATTGATATTCTTGGCATTGACATCGGGGATACCTGATGTAGAGGCTGTCACATTACCCCCGCTCCATTGCGTAACATTTACCGAAGTCGTTACGCCAATCTGATCGTTAAAATCGGTATTATCCGCACCTGAACCTGTAATGTGATAGGCAAGATCGCCGGATGTATTTGTATCAACGGTTGTTAGAGCAACCCAATACCAACCGCTACCAATTTCCGACACATTGCCCGCAGCGGATGCAAAAGATGCTGTATTCTTGGATATAGTAACAGACGGGCTAATTCCTGTAGCCGGACTTATATGATCGGCAGAGCTGACCATAAAGAAGGTTCTATTATAGGCAGTAGATAGGTTTAAACTCGCCATTGCCTAATCTAACTTCCTCCTAGGACCATTCTCATGATTTCATTCCCCCGGCCTTAGTGCCGACTTGCGTTCCAGCGGGGCCAAAGGGTTTTGCTCTATATATGCCCATATCAGCGGTGTTCTGAATCGCCCATCCAAGCCACCCGCTTATATTAGTCCCGAGATTGGCATCAGCGCCCGCCACTTTAGTGAGACTGGAATTAACAGTGAACGCAGAAGACCCCGTGCCCGCCGCCACAAAACTAAGAATCAATTCGTTATTAGCCGTAGGCGTGATGTTCCCGGCTGATAATGATGTGGCCCCTGTCGAGGTGTTTCCGCTGGATTGATCTAACGGAGCACTTGTATCCGCCTTACTCCACGCCGAAACAACCGCCTCAACTAACCCACCTGTTCCTGACACAGTAAAATTATGAGAGGCGCTAACAACCGGATTGGCGCAATAATACATACTGGCTTCAGCCACTACGCCAGAGTTCTGCGTAGAGACAAGCGTCCAGGTATTACTATTGGAATCCATAAGCGTGGTTAAACCAACTGCATCCGTTTGAGCAATACCAGCCACTAATAAATCAGCCCCAGCTGTACTGATATTAGCGCTGGTTCCACCATTAGCCCCAGTGACAGTCGTATTGCCAATAGCAGAAATAAGGCCAGGAAAGTTACCCTGCTTAAAAGAAGCAGTTATAACCGCTGCGCTTTCACTACCGGACCAACTCCAAGTAGGATTGATGGCGGCCCCTGTATATGCCTTTGATGCCAGCCTCAACCGGGGGTGATCATACGGAGGATTATAGGTTCCCGGAAAGGTGCTGTCCAAAAACACCCTTGGTCCCCCAGCCATGGTCCACACACGCCCCTGAGTATCATACCCTGGCGCTTTATCCATGAGTAGACAGGCTACCAATGAGGCAGGGCGTATAGTCCATGGTGGCTTACCAGCAGCCGCTTCTGCTATTTCACCAGCCGATAATGCAGCATTATGAAATGACACCCACGCAAGGTCACCCTTGAAGTATGGGTTAGATAAACCTTCAAAGTTACCTCCCCCTACGTAAGTGGCGTTTAACCCGGTAGGCGTCAGGTTAATAGCAGAAGAGGCCACCTGTGCGCCGTTTACGAAGAGTGCGTGTACCCCCGCTGACGCGCTACGCCCGCAAGCATGCACCCACACGTCATCCACGCAGGCATTAGGAGCCCCACAAGCAGCATTTGACCCGCCCAGACTAGGTTGCCACTCTATAATATTAGTGTCCCCCCTAATACCAAGCCAAAATGCATTGGTATTGGTAGAAGTGTCTACTATGAGGGCAGCGTTTCTCCAGATGTTAACCCCCAATGGCCTCATCCAGGCCATGACAGTGAGGGGGTAAGCGGTTATGAGCGCCGAACTTAACGAGAGAAGATCGGCAGTGCCATTAAAGTTGGCGGGCATGGCTATATTACTGTGTCGTATATACCGATGTATTTTATGCTATTCACCGCCAGGGTCATGCCGCTGAAGTTCACCATGGCTACGCCCCAACGGGCGGGTAGGATGCCCCCAAAGCATCTGGCCGCAGAGAACGGGCCTGCCTTTAATTCAACATCTTGAGTAGTATAATACACCACGCCTAGCAGCGGCAGATTACTTGCAGAAGAAGTCACATTAGCGAATGTCAGTGTTGTTGCTGTAGTCGCATTGCCAACTATGTTGGCAGCACCTGTGCCAGTATAGACCGTACCACTCGTATCCACCATGCCATAGGCATACATATAAATAGCGGAATTACTCGCGGGAGCAGTATTAACCGCCGCGAAGTCAACCATAACCAATGCATCCCGGTAAAGATTAGTTGTGTTATCGACGTAATTCGATACCCAACCAGCAGTCGCTGAGTTCGTAAGATTAGCGCTTGTGAGATCGAAAGTCCCCACACCGCTAAACGCTTCCTTAATGCTGGAATTTTCTTCTAGCTCATCTAGCTCGTCTAAAGCAGTGGCCGTATAAACATACGGAAGTAATTCAACCCCATCATGGCCTGCATGACGCAGCATAAACTCGTTGGCCTCATTCGTGAGAATGGGGGAACGATGCTTCTTTCCGCATTTTAAGCACACAGCCATTTGATAGGGCCGGTCCATCATCGTAATAGGCCCATCTAAGCAAGAACGGCCAAAATCCCTTACGCCAAGAATCGTACTGTCCATTAGCTTCCTATTGGGAAAATCGATGGGGGTTAAGAAGAACGCCGGGGCGGCATGATGGCGTTATAATTCGCCATAGATATCACGGCCACATATTTACTTGGCGTGGGCTTTCTAAAGGCTGAGAAAACAAACCGCTGAATCTGTGTAATGAAAACTACACAAGAATGAGCATAAGATTGTATAGTAGATACAATCTGAGACTGACTTACGCTTATACCCAATGAATAAGCAGCGCCAAAAATCAGAGAAGTGGTTTGAATCTGAATCAGCACTACTAGCTTGGTAGAGGTTTTAACTAACCCGAGTGTCTGATTCTGACTACTGGTTAGTAGTAGAGTAATGCCCGCTACCATCTCCAGGAGAGATGTTTGCAATATAAATATTGATTTGCTTATAGAGTTGTGCAAGAGATTGAATTGTGCTTGAACCGCCCCAATCAATTTCACATCACTCTTGAGCAAAGCCGCCTGCTGACTTTGCGTGAGGGTAACGGTGCTATTATAGGCATTAGCTCCGCCCGTTAAATCGAGGCGTCCTATAGGGCCATAGGCAACTGGACCGAAACCTAGCATTTAGAAACTAGCCCAAGTTCCTGGGTTGCCCCCATTGGTGCAAACATTGCCGTTAAAACCGCTTGTCGGAATACGCGCCCAAGCCCGGTCACCGATGTTGTACCAGCCCGTAGTGGGGGAAGCGTTAGTCGCGCTCTTTATCGAACGCTGCCCATTAGCCCAAACAGTACCATTGCCTGTCGCAAGATCATTTGTGAGATTGATGGTACCAACACACATAAGAGTTGCAGTACCATCGCTGAAATTGCCCCCCGGAGTTTCATGGGATGCCCAATTTGGTTCGCTAGAGCCACTCGTGCCCCCAGATATATATTGATACATATATCCGTTTTCATTCGCGGATGTGGGGCGAACAAATGGCTCAAATGCGCCAATAGTCATGTTAGCGTAAACTGTCGAATTACCGGCCCAAGCATTCGTACAAAGATTGGACTGATCTTGAACAGACGAGCCTGATTCAGTGCGCGAATCAAAATAGTTTAGCTGCATCGGGAAGGGGGCGGTATTCCCTATCAGAATACCAGCATTACGGGCCGTAAAATACGTATTGAAGAAATTGTATGTGCTAACCGAAGCATTGCCTATAGGATAAACCTGAGTGATGTATGTCCCACTATAAGCTGGAATGTTCAGCGGTGCGAAAGTTACATCCTCAAACACATTGCCCGGAACAAATGGCTGAATGCCGCCGCCAAACGATCCGCTAGACCCTCCTGTAGTAAACAAATTGGTCATGCCGGAAATGTTTTTAAGCGTAAGGTTCTGCCCGTCTGTGCCGGAAGCAAAGCTAGACGACGTGCCTATACTGATATTTCTTTGATCAGTTAAATCAAGATATCCATTTGCTGTGACATACGTAGTCCCCGCCGTGGTTAGCCCTGGGAATGTGCCATTACCGACAATAGGACCAAGAGCACTTGTTGCAACAGAGTAGAGAGTAGCATTTTCAATCGCATTCCCCTGAACTTGCACAAGATGAATATCGGCCCAGTACCCAGTAGTTGTTGAAACAGCCTCAAAACTTTCATCCTGAATTGTAAGTCCGGCGCATCTAACAAAACAATTCGCCGCAATAAGACCGCCAACCCACCAATTAGGATTCTGCGGGTAAAAGCACCCAGCATTTGTCCCCTGATGATAATTATTAAACACACGCATATTGGTTTCGGTCGAACCAAAAGCAAGGATGTCATAACGCCCAACAAACCCAAAATTATTATCGTGAATGCTGCTAGTAGTGGTATAGCTGCTGCTCAATAACGGAATCGAGATCGCATCACGTTGCACGCCATAAAAATTATTATGCGCGATTTCAAAGAACTCGTTGGCGGCTGAAAGGAGAACACCATCATTTAGTGTTCCGGTAAATGTGCAATCAATAATATTAGAAAGCTCGGCGGGGCCTACCCACAATCCATCAACATAATTAGAAGATGACTGATTACCAGTCATCGACCCGCCTATACCGTTATTGAATACAATCCCAGAAACTTCATACTTAGCATTGGGCGTTTCACCCAAAGACGCATCAGCCATTTTAAGGATGACTTTATGGGTAGCTAAGTTACCGGCAGCGCCAATATAGGTGAGGGTAGTATTACCGCCGCCTGCTGCTAAGCCTGGATTGACACCTTTAATAGAACAAGCCTGTGTGACACAGGTAAGACCTTGATCTAGGAAATACTGTGATCCAAGTTGAATGGCTTGGGCATTATTAATCGACGCCTGTGTTCCCAGCCAATCAAGCGTATTTGTCGTGGCCGTAGCAAATGGATAAACGGCCTGGATTTGTGTAAGATTGCCATACTGAGTTGAGGCGGCAATGTTGCCTGCTACTGCTCCAAACATTTCTGGCTGAATTGGGCCATTATCAAGAATACGGGACCAATAGAAACCAGATGTGGTAGAGACGATATTGGTCCCACCATTCTCCGTAACATTCCCGCTTTTAAGCTCGAAATGACCAGCCCCGGTCGAGGTATTAGAATAATATTGTGGGACATACACAATCGTCCCGACAGGCATGAATGTTAAAGGCTGAGAACGAAGCTGCGATATGTTCCCAATAGTTTGAACAGAGTCCCACATTGCGCTTGCATCCGATGCAGACACAATAAGAGCAACCGTTGCATTACCATCAAGATTAAGAAGACTGCCTGTAGAGGAGCTTCCTAGAGTGCGTGTAAGAGTGCCGTTCCCGGTTGAAACATAGGTTCCATTTCCTATCTCCCACGCTGTCCCATCCAATATCTCATAGCTATAGATAGTGTTATTGCCGCATCCAGCTGCCGAGAATGTTTGATAAGCAGAACCGCCTATCGTGACCGCTGAGCCGAGCGTAATAGTTCCATTGCCGGTTGTGGCAGTGGACATCCAAGCTCGATTTACGAATTTAGCCATCTAGGGCGACTACGCCAATGACTCTTACGTAAACTGATCCGTCATCGTGAAAATGATGCTATCCCCAACATTTAGGCCAATTTGATTGAAGTTAGCGTGGACGAACATATTGCCGCCCTGAGCCGTACCTACCGTAGCCGTTTGGGCCGAGGTTGCGCCATTTGCCCCAGCACCCCCATCACCCCCTAAGGTAACACTCGTACCATTGCTATGATTACCGGCAGCCGATCCTAAAGCGCCGCGAGAAATGATGTTCAGCGAAGTATTGCCGCTGAAATTCCCAACCAGCACTTCATTATCAATCTGAAAGTAGAAATTCCCGGTATTAGGGAAAGTGGCGATATTACCGACCGTAACATTGCCTGTGGTTGCATTAGTGATGTTCCCGCTGAGCGTAGTCGTGGGACTTAAAGCAGCAGCAGTATCGAATGCTCCAAACTCTGTAATATTCCCGGGAGCGGTAAGACAAGTAATTGTCCCGACAAGCTGATACGTGTCAGCGAGGAACGTAGTCGTAATCAACGTCGAGGTCGCCGCTACACGAGCTTCTTGCGTACGCGGAACCCAAAAATTCACATCCGAGTTAGATGCATTGCCGGTAAGATTGGCGCTTGCAACACCAGTCCCCCAGAAGATATTCTTAGGCTCTGCACCTAAACCTTTAACACGCGCCCATTCAATAGAACGGCCAGAATAAGTTGCTGTAGCTCCAGCCATCTCTAATTACTCCTTAACAGAAAAGGTGAGGGTCTTGATTTGCCCACGCTCAAACTCAGCTTTGGCTTGGGCAACATCTTCCCCAATGAATCGAAGCTGAATAGAACTGTGAGCACCAGATACAGGCGATAGCTCAACCTCAAGCGAATCGACCCAAACGGTCATAGGCTTTCCGGCAACATCACCCTGCACAGGGGTTCGATGCGGACTCACATTATGCACAACGTAATCAACTTGCATTTCACTCAAACTCCTTACTGAGCATGACGCCAGATTTCGCCAAGCTGTTTTACAACGGGCAGCGTTCCGCACTTTGGGCAGACATCAACGGGCTGATTATCCTTGACCATCGGAGTGCCACAAATCGGGCGATACGGGCGCTGAAAAAGCCAATCCCAAAGAGTGCGCTGATACGGACCTTGGCAGCGTCTAATAACCGTAGCTTTGAGCGAACGAATACGTTGCGGCGAAGAAGCCGCTTGTTGTACGGATGGATTTTCCATTCAGTCCCCGATACAGAAATATGCGATTGTATGATTGCCGGAACCGCCTACTGTGGCGAGATTCCCAGCAGATGGCGTCATAAAGACAGAAGCGTTGCCGGTCTGATCCGTGGCTTGACAGGAATATGCAGTATTGCCCGTAAACAACGCCAAACCTGAAAAGCTGACATTCGCTGTCCCATTCCCCAAAACCACTACGCCGGATACCGCGTGCGGTAATGAAACCTGAGTGCCATTAGCAGTGTAAACAGGTAGTGCGCTAGTAGATGGGGCGGGCGTAAAGCCTAATGCATCCTGCTTGCCGCTAAAACATAAATTCCACTGCCCAGCAGTCAAAATGGCATTATAGGCTATATAAGAACAATTAGACTGTGCATGTACCGGCTCAATAGAAAGAGCCGCCAGTGCCAATCCTGACGCGCCTAGAAGCAATTTATTCATTTAGATTCTTTCAACCAATTCTTATATTAATCCCCAATTGCAACCCATAAAGCGGAAACTGGATTAGTTATGCGCTGTGCTGCGTTTGCAGTATCGGCAACTATAGTACAGCCAGTTGTACTAGCTGATTCGAAAATCAAAACAATCGGGTTCCAAGAACCATTGGCTGAGCCATTCGCGCTACCCGTCACCATTAAGACCGAATTGGGAAAAGCACGAGGAAAAGTCAGTGTTGTATTAGTTATATTTGATCCACTTGTAAGAGGAATGGAACCGAATTGAATATAGAAGGCGTTACCGTTTACATTCGGCACCGCAAACCAGCCAACACCGGCCTCAAAAGTCAGGTTGCCTAGCGCAGCCGGAACATTGTCTAAATCAGACAGATTGTTTGCAGGCTGTAGAAATGCTGATAATGCCTGAAGCGCCGCTGCTCCAAGCCCAAGATTTGTTCTAGCCGTTGGAGCACTAGAAAGGTCAGACAGATTATTGACAATCTGTAGGAAATTTCCAGTAACCGGGGATATGCCTAAGGACTGAAGCTGGAAAGCACTTCCATTGCACGACATCGAAAAGATGCCGTTAGCAGGCAATTCGGCTGTATTAAGCTGCGTACCATCCGCGTGAGTAAGAGCCGTAGCCCCTATCCCGTTCACATTAACAGTCATGTTTCCGCTATTGGCGGCGGAAATCTTCTGAACCCGAATATCCCATCCCCTCATCTGGCTTAAATTGCCAAATGCTACGGGCAGGGTTACATTAGCCGCGTTCGCTGTGCCGTTATCCGTGCCAAATAGGGAGAAGGGTGTAACCCCGGTCCAATTCCCGCCGCCTGTATCGGGATTGGCCGTGTTATTCCCGATAGAGGAATACCACTCTAGCCCGCTGATATTCGCGGCGGTTAAAATAGAGCCTTTAGGATAGCCATTGATTGATGTCGAGAAATTTCCATCATAGAAAACCGGAGCACCGGCTTCCTGCCATACAGTCCAGGCGCTAATCGCATTAAGCGCACCATTTTCATCTTGAATGAGTGGCGGCGTGCCTCCGGCCAGAATAGGCGTGCCCGTCTCGGGGGGCCAACCCAAGCTCCAAGAAGCCGCCGTAGGATCGGCAGTAGTAGATGGAATCGTGCGAATATAGGTCGCTGTAGCATTAGCGCCCCACGCAACCGGAATCTTAGCTGGAATACTTGTGATATTCATCTAGTATGATGATGCCTTAGTTAAAGACATAATTAATGGCAACGCCGCATGGCGTAGGTAGAACACCTGATTGTTGGACAATCGCCTGCTGCACAACCGATGCGGTAAAATTGAATGTGTAAGTCAGGGTCATATTCTGACCGTCCACTACGTAAGCCTCGCCCGCTCCTGGAAAGAGATTAAGCAGCACATTATTGATGCCTGGAATCGAACCATCACAGATATTAGCGAGCGCCTTAGCCAAAATTACTTGGCGATACACCATATCCGTCATGGAGTAGTTAGACGTAGCCCCCGAACCAGCATAAAATGGCGACACACTATAAGGATCACCGCTTGCCCCGGCCGGGCCTGTCATGCCAAAGAAAGAGCCGGTAGAAATTTGCAGAACGCGGCCAACGCCAACAATCCTACCCCATACATCCAACCCGTACCCTTGGGCGGAATTGACGTTGAACATTAGATCAAAGAAATCGTCTATGTTCTGCGTCTGGTCAATATATGCAAACCAATTACCAATCAGTGTCGTGATGATTGGGGAGTTAGCGTACTGGCTGATTACACTATTCTCATAATTCCAATCAGGCTGAGTCCCTATTGGGCTTACGCCAATCTGGAATGCCCCAATAGCATTTGGGATAGGCGAATTAAGCTCTGCCATCTTTAAGTGATCGTCACAAAGATATTATTGGCTTGAACTTGCGGAATCTGATCGGCATGAACCCAAACAAATGTCTGATTAGCAATCACGCCAAACATTGTCTCGTTGCCGATTGATTGATTGCCGCCACTAAGGCTGTAATTACCAATGCTACCATTACCAGAAAGATTGGCGTTGATGATTGTTCCAGGAACAACCAGCCCGTTAGCATCAATAAGCACTTGACTTACCGGAACAGCAATGTTGCCGGACACGTTGCCGATGGCATTAAGAACCATACCAGAAACATTTCCGGTAAAGGTTGACGCCGCTGTATTCTGCGTCCCAATATAGATGCTACGGATTTGCGCCCATGACCCGAGCGCGCTAATCGGACCATAGAACGGCCCGGCTAGAACCTGAGAACCAATACGAGGCATTGGCGCTGTATAATTTCCACTCACATTACCGGAGGTGGAATTGCCATTAAAAATACCAATGATGGTTTGCTGAATAAGCGTAGCCGCATTCGACGGAACAGCCGTGCTATTAGCCACATTGATTGCAAATACAAACTGAAGCGGGGCCGGTATTGTATACGTGATGTTATATGGGATTGGAGCAGCATAAAGCGGATTACTGTCATACACGGTAACGGTTGTATTACCCTGCATGGGCGCGCCTGGAGATTTCTTATCCAGGATTGCAGTAGCTACTGCCGAGCTATTCCCGCCATACACAGACACAAAAATGGAATTGGCGGCAATCGTGACATTACCAGCTGTCACATTTCCTGAAGTGTTATTGCTATAGCCCCAATAGTCTAAAACCCCTGGGACAGCGGCAACGCATCCAATTATTGCACCAATAGGCCCAAAGGAATTTCCGGCAACCGAAGCCGCTCTCCGCGCTTCAAACGCCGAACGATTCTCAACATTTGCTCCCTCAACCCCTGAAACAAACGAGCAGCTATCCCATCCAGGAATAGATGTGTAGATGGATAAATTGCCCTCAGGAACAGCAATTGGGCCGTAATTAGTGCAGGCAAAAGTAGCAGTGACGTTCCCGCCAACTGGGATGGTCACATTACCGGCATTAGCGTATGCGTTGCCCGAGGCATCCTGGACTAATGCGCCCGCTGGAATAACAACACCGGGCAGTCCAAAATTGTACGTTGTCAGCGTAGTCGCGGTCGCCGGAATACGTGTCATGAAATAGATACGACCTATCGCATCCTGGAACCGCCCAACATTATACGCCGGGTCCATTTGCTGTGATAGGTTTACAAATTCATCGTTAGTATTCCCAATGATGGCTGCCTCACTAGAGGCAAGCTGCCCTTGAGGGGTGCTAAGATTAGCACTTAAATTCCCACCAAAAGCTGTATTTATATCCTGTTGAACGCCCGCAAGAATAGCGCTTTCAAGAGGACTTTGGAATCCTGTGGGCGTGAAAACCAACGGCGGCACGGATGTTGATATATTAGCCATCCTATAATGTGACCGCCGTTACATTCCCTGAAGTGGTTGTGATGGTAACTGTACCTGTAACGAGTCTATTCTGTACGCTCGATATGACACAAACTGCATTAGCAACATAAGGCTGTGTCTCTGCTGCTGATGCGAACTTAGCCTGCATCAATGCCACGGATGCGTCTTGTCCAAGAATCTGCGTCCAATACGGAACGCCTTCATTTACGTCGTAATAAAGCTCGCCTTGAAAAAGCTTAATGGCCGAAGCACAGTCCTGCGCTATAGCATCATCATCTTGAAGAGTGGCTATATTGCCAAACTCATCAACGTACAAATCCCAATTATCCAAATCGAGGGCGAGCGTGCTCAGTGCGGCGTACTCGTATTACTACCACCAGTTTGAACACCGCCATGAACATGGGTATTGCTGACATTCGTACCGTTACTGGTCAGATCGCCCACAATGTTCACGCCGCTAGAAGACATAATGATCTGATTCCCATTGCAATCCGTAAGCGTAATTCCGGCAGACGACATGGCAATGGTGTTGCCATACTTATCAGCAATATTCATCCCGCCTGCGTTCAAAAACTGAACATATTGATTGGGACTTGTTGCAGATAAAATCGTGAACTGATACATCGCATCAGCCCAGCCAAAACGACGACGTGATCCGGGATTAGCTTGAGCCTTATTTGCTTTGACAGACGAAATGTCTCTGTCTGCAAACACAACTACGCCTATATCCCCAACTTGAGGATCACAAATAATGGCGTTTGCCCCGGCCTGAACTCTGGAATACGGTACATTGTAAATCGTACCATGCTGATACGCATTACCGAGCCCATCCACAAGATTCACAAGCGGCGAAACACCTACTGTGCCGGGGGCGGCAACATTCCCACTATTCGATACGGACTGTACTTTGACGATAGTTGATGTTCGAACTAAGCCAAGGAGTTGCTGAACAATGAACTCAATCTTATTATATTCAGAGGTTGATGCGGACAAGCCTGCAAAGCCCGCGTACCCGCCACCTAAATTCGGATTATTAGGACTATTGGTCATGTAGATGGAACCGCTACATAGCCTGGAGGTGCGGCCTGAATCGTGCTGAACCACGCACCATGAGGCATGTTAGCTTCCAAATCGTGATCAACCCCATAAACCCCCCATGTCCCGGAAGCGCCTTGTAAAGAACTCTGTACTTGAATCTGACTGCCCATGAACACATTGGGATTGAATAAAGTTCTGACTTGAATACCATTAGAATTAAACGTGGGGTATCCAATCATCCCGGTTGATGGGGAAATTATCGGGATTGTCCCGGTTCTGAAAAAACCCGGATACCATACAGCCAAGACACCATTATCGCCGCTGTTCCAATCAAGGCCCGCATCATGCACAATCTGCCTAGCCTGGATTAAAGGCGATCCGGCATAATATACGCTGGGTAGTAAAACGCTAACCCCATTAAACTCAGTAGTCAGATTCATCTGAGATGCTAGACTAGAAAGCAGTGTAGTCACATTGACCTGTGAACCAACACTTGTGGGCTGAGCAGGAGTGACGGCTTGAATCATCAACCCAAAAGCTTCAACCTGAAAACAAACATCCGGCTGCGATCCAGCATCAACCCAAGCGTTCTGAATCGTGCCCTGAAAAACTGTCGCTGGGGTAGTATTTGAATCACCGGCCTGAATAGTTATAGAATTTCGGCGCTGGATAGTAGCAAGTAATCCTAATGTCGAAAGCGCATTCATTTGACTCAGGCTCATGCCATAAATAGTAGCCTGAGCCGTGGGCATCGCGTTGCCGCCTGCTTTTGATATTCTACAACTCATTCTAGGCGTGTTATTACCAGCACCGGAAATAGTGACCGTGTTATTGCCGCTATTGCCGAACGCACCTTCGCCTAAAACAAAAGTAGCGGTCAGAAGCCGCTGGACAAAAGCCACTAGCCAATTCCAGGGGGAAGATCAGATGCGGCCAAATACAAAAGCTGATACCGCGATCCTAGGCCTGTGTAATAAGGATCATTCGAGCCTTGCGTATCAACGTACATAAAATCGCCGCTAAACCCTAACCACAAATCTCTGACAATACGATTCAGGTTCTCGCAAATTACGCCTGAGAGTATGGGGCCATTATTGACCTCAATATCCATATATAAACCGCTGTTCTTCTGGTAAATCGAAAGCTGGCAGACTTGATTACCTAAAGAGATGGTCAAATTCTGAGAAGCTGTCGCTTGTAATGGGACTAATTGCACGACTAATGCCCTAATAAATTTGTAGCATTACCGACAATTACGAACGCATCATTATTCACTACAGTAGAGACGTTCCCAGCCTGCACAGTTCCGGCCTGCACCGGGTCTTGAGATTGGGGCTGCTGGGTACTGGTGAAAGCCGTTGTAATCGTTTCCCGAACTTCCTCTACCCGTACATCCGCTTGAATCAAAACTAGACCCTGATTAGCAGTACGCTCAAACGAGTAATTAGTGATGTTCACATTTTGGTAGATGCTATCAGGCATCACCAAATCGTAAAGCGTCAATGCATTTGCATTCGTATCAAGGATGTTCAGAAAAGCTTGGCGATCAATGACTGTACCGCCTTGTGCGAAACGAATTGTCGCCTTAAATGGCTCTTGAACCTTATTATAGCTCTCGAATGCGCCCTGTTCTAAAGGGTAATCCGAAATACTCCAATCCTGAGAGTAGCCGAGCTTGATAACAGACTCGGCTGTAATTGCCGCCTGTCCTGAATTAGAGAAATACAAGCCCCATTGATTAGTAGTCATTTATCCGGGACTGTACTGAGCCTGCATGGTCGTAAGACTACGACTAATAGCTGGTCTGATTGATTGAGCAATCCCATTCGCATCTGTTGCCTGTGTGGCAATCGAGATATTATCAATCTGAATAGAATTGCTATTAGATGCATATTGACTATTGGCGATAGAACTTAAAGCGTTTTGAAACTTCTGCACATAGCCTAAACCAGAAGTTCCGGTTACGTCCCTAGCATTAGCCCCTTGTGCGAGAGGACGCCCTGTAAACCATGCAGACGCGGCATCATTAGCATTCCCAAACTTACTAATGAGGCTACCAAACTGATGCTGGAATACCGCATCCTGAGCTTGGGGGGATGCTAAGAACTCTTCAGGCGTTAGAGATTTACCCAGGGCGGCTTTTGTCCAAGCAGGGATGTTTGCCCCCATAACTTGATATCGCCCGTATGCATGGTCCCCTGTGCCTGTGGTCGGGCCTATGGCACTATAATTACCGCTGCCGCGACTTTCGACCGCCGCTATAGCATCAGCATATTGAGAAATACCAGCACCGGGAGCACCGCTTTGTGTTTGAAATGTCTCTGCTTGAGGAGCAAGTGCTCTCTTAGCATTTGCAAATTTCGGATCTTTCCCAACAAGCTTATAAACAGCAGCTTGCCCAGCATTCCCCGTCCATAAGTCGGTCCAAGCTTGTTTCAATTCTTTCAAATGACTGATGAGGTAATACACAACAAAAGCAACTGCCGCTAAGCCTGTAACAAGCCACCCAATAGGAGTAGCCTCCATAGCCGCACCCACCGCCCAAAGTGCGGAACCTAAAGCAGGAAGTGTATCTGCAGTCAGAAGCCCTAGCCAGAGGAGCAACCGAGGAATCCACCCTATCAAAAGGGTAAAGCCTCTAATGACACCAACTACGGCGGCACCTAAAACAAAATCACCCATAGCGATGCTTAATGCTATAGCTGCGGCAGTTATAGCATAGAAAGCGGCTTCAAGTATCGCCGGATTTTGTTGAAACCATTCCGAAAGCTTCGTCAACTGAACTGTTACGAAATTCAATGCAGGGGTAAGCTGTGTCGCTATAATGCGACCTAATTGTGTAGCAGCCTGATTAAACTCACGCCAAGCTTTCAGTCGAACTTGTGCAGCTTTAGCGTCTTGCTCGTTTGCAATACCAAGTTTTTTCTGCTCGTCAATAAGGTCTTTAACCGCATCCCTACCTTGCAGCAAAACATTGATAGTATCGTCATCAATGCCTGCACCTTTTAACAAGGCAACAGCGACTGGCTTATCCAAACCCTCAACCGCTTTACTTAGGTCAAGTAAGATATCCCCAAACGGGCGCATCTTTCCGCGTGTATCAGATATCTGGACACCTAGCGCACGAAAATAAGGAATCGTAGAAGATTGGCCTGTTATCGCAAATTGACCAAAGGATTCTGATAGGCCCTTGATCGTAGCCGCCATACCTTGAGCAGAACCACCCGCATCGGCGGCAGCGTTCTCCCACGCGCTCAATTCGCCCGCTGTGGACCCAATACGAAACGCTAAACGCCCAAGAGCAGCGTCCGTATCAGTCAAATCTTCAATAAACTCTTTAAGCCCCTTACCCGCTGTAAAGAGAGTAAGAAGCCCAATAACCTGATTCTTTAGCTCATCTAAAGATGCCTTGACCTTTTTGTTCCCAGAATCAATGCCTTTAGTATCAAAGCCTAAAGCAATAACAAATGAATCAATGATTCCGGCCATGATTTATTTTGCGTTTCGCTTCTGAACTTCTTTTTTGTTAGAAAAATCCACTATGATAATTTCTAGGATGTCATAGGCATCCTCAAGCCCAAGCACAGTGTCTAGCTCCGTGAAGGATGCCTTCCCGGACGAGACGATTGTGAAGATGAGGGCTGAGACGTTTTTGGTTTTTGCGGGGCTGTTCCCGGAGTCCTGGCCGACGATGAAGTCGAGATCGCGTCGGCTATGGAAAAACCCGTGTGTAGATTGAAGACCTCCGAGCGAAGCTTCAGGAGTGTTGTAACCTCTTCAATATCGCCATCGAATAATGGGCGCTTCACGGAAGGATTGGAGGGATTTGGGATATATTCAATACAGGACATCATTTCATTCAGCAAAGGCTCGGCATCAGCAAAATTCATGCTAAGCAGCGCCTTCAATCCGATAATCGCAATTCCGGCCATCCCTGCTTGAGCGGCTTCTTCTGGAATGTCTATGCCGGATTTACCTAAAGCAAAGAGAGCACGAGCAGCCCACTTCTCAGCCTCTAATGCTGATTTCTCGGTAATGAGGTACTGTTTCCCGCGATCACGATTAGCGGAATCGGTTTCTGGGATGACTACTATAGATGTTTTACGCAAAGGATAAAGCCTTTCACAGAGGCTATGGTTGCATTAAGTCAAAAATCTTATGTGCTGGCAGGCTGAATCGTATTCCAAGTAATTTCAAACTTACGGGGCTGGAGCAGCTTCTTAGCATCAGGGATGGGCATATACCCGGTCAAGAAACCGCGCGTCATGTTCCACTTAGTGCCGAGAGAAGGCAGCGATACGTAGCCAGTAGCAATAAACGGATTCAGACTAGACTGCGATTGCGTCCACCACTGATCGAATACAGCATTGGATGCAGAATCCGCTTGAAGCGTGACCGATTGAACAATTGGTACATATACAAAACCGCCCGATAACGTACCGTCTAAGCCCATCACAACTTCGGCTGATTTCAGTGTCTCCGTATTGAAGATATCATCTGCCGAAAAGCCTTGAAGCTGTTGTGGGGAATTAAACAGATCCGTAATCGTCAATGTGTAGACGGCATTTGCGCTTGTTATCGCACCAATCGATGCCATTATAAACTACTCCTCAGAACCTAAGATTTATTGGACAACGATGCTGGCAAGCGACAATTTTTGGACAGATTCCCCATCCACATACCAGAGCGTCATAGGCGGGCTTTGGCGTGCGACTCGCGTTGCCGAAGATGCGGGCTGAATTTGCAGATACCAGCCTTGAGTCTGAACCGTGTTGGCAATATTAGCCCCGGCTGCATTATTGATTTCCGCAATCTGTAAAGCAGAAAGTGCAACACCGGCTCTAATCACACCGGCATTCAAAGCCGCCGCTAATGGGCCAAGGCACGCCGATTCAATCAAGCTGTAACCAGCCGCATTATACGGGATGGAATTTACATTGGTCAGAAGATTGACCAGCGCCACCTGAAGCTGATTATTGAGCCATATCTGGTTGAGGTACGTATCAACCCAATCGAACGGGCCTGAGATGGAGCCGGGGTACATAAACGTCCAGCTATTATTGCCGGTCGCGTATGCGCCCATATAGTTATAACCATTAGCCTGAAGATTAGATGCAACCGTGGCGCTCGTCACACCCGGCGCTAATCCGCTCTGAGTCTTGAACGCTAAAGTAGCGCGGCCATTAGTTTGTGTGAAATCAATCGAAGCGGCATACCCGCAGACAAACGCACCCCCATAGTACGGGCCACCAGTGCTGGGTTCATAGATAGGGCAAGTACCGGAATAATCATCCGTCTGGGTAACGATATAACCAAAACTGCCAGTAGCAGCCGTGCTTTCGGTTGGGAGGATGTCTGTATCAACCGCCACATACATATAACGATTGCTCTGAGTACTCGTCCAAGCCGCAAATGCAAGCTTGCCGGTAGGCGGCTCAGCACCGCTATCGGGATCGAACAACAGTTTGAACGTCGCCCAATTCTGGGTAAGCGTAGTAATCCCAGTCATAAAGGATGCGGTAGTATTCGCAGTCTGGGCAGAAGCACCTTGGCTCAAGACAGCGCCCGTAGCAGCCGTCAAATCAAGACTTGTTGCCAAATTGCCGGATGCATAAGCAACAGTAGATACATTTCCATAAATGCCGGAAGTGATGACAAATGCACTTGACGTGGAATCATACGTAACTGTGACATTGGCTGGCTGAACTTGCATCGATTCAGCGCCGGTAGCCGAGATATTAGCACTTAAGTTATAAGTGCCATTTCCACCAGTGCCATTACCGAGACCGGTAATCCAAGTCCCGGTAGTAACGTTGCCGCCAATGACCTGTTGCCCAACCGCAATATTACCAGAGGACCAGCCTGTGACCGTAAGAACCGTGCCAGTGATGTTGCCGGTAAAGGAAGAGATGTTGCCACCGTTACCCGCATTCAATGCATTCTGAATCGTAGTCGCGGCAGCCGAAAAGCTAGACGCAGCGGAAAGGCTGATGCTGCCATTACCACGGCTATACCCATCTACTATAATAGTAATATTGCCAGCACCAAGCGCATTAAGCTGTGCAAGCGTTAGGGCGCTAAGATTGCCGCCACGCTCATAAGCAGAAACATTCCCGGTATTGTATTGTGCAAACAGCATAGCGCCCGGCAAAGCTGTAGCACCAGTAAAACCGCCAAAGTAAATCTGAGCTTGGGCATATTCCGCAGACGCACCACCAAAATACTGCGCTACCGAAGTAGCCGTGGGAAACGACAAGACTTGATTATACGGGACGCGGGTATTGGTAGTGATAAACAAACCATTGAGTTCAAGATTGCTCCCGCCTGCGCTTAAAACGCCAGGAACAACCTGAACTATGGTCGATGCCGGGATCGTATTGACAATCGATGCCATTCACAATAACTCCTGGAATTTAAACGGGGGAATTTATTCTGGAAAAACCACTTCCACAGGCTTCAACGTGATGTTGAGGCTCTGGGCATAGGGCTGACTTGCCGCAATCGTGGGATTTATTTGGAGAGCGGCTTCGATGATGTATCGCCACTCAATCTGCTGCTGGTCATTATCAAATGGAATCTGACGGGCCTCATCCGCGTAAAGCGGAACCACACTCGCGTTACCGTATGATGCAAACGCTTGCACGGCATAATCATCACGAAACATCGTAGTGATAGTCTGTGCGTAATCACCCGCAATCATTGATGCGGAATGGCATTCCAATTGGAAGAAAATCTTAGTGGGCTGAAGATAGTATGTATTACCGCAGCCCATCGTCTGGTTAGCAACAATCTGTCCGGGGCTTACAGTATACGTACCAACGCTGCCGTTGCCTGTGCCTAATGCCGTAATGATTGTACTAGAAATAACATCAGGCCCGTAAACAGTATTTCCGACAGCTATATTGCCATCTCCAATACTGACCGAGTTCACATTAAGCGTTGCGCCGCTGATGTTGCCGGTAAAAGCAATATCGCCGGAGTAGTCTACGTTTGTCTCTATACGCTCGCGGCGAATAGGCCAACAGACCACAAACTCAGTATTACTGGGCTCACTGACACGGTTATCCTGTCCCTGAAATACCTCCACATTAGATGGAAGGATTTGGACAAGGAAGTTTCGCAAATATGTTTGTGCGATAGCTTCGGTAACTGAAGGGAGCGTAACGCCCAATGATCAATTCTACCCACGCTGAGAATAAAAGGAGGCGTTGAGCGTGGTATTTCCAGACTCAGGGTAGAAAGTTAACCCCGCAAGATTTCCCGTATACCAAAACATCGTAGCTGAAGTTAACGGCATACCTAATGTCAAATTAGCCGCAATACCATCATCCCGCCAACGAATCGTAGCGTTACCCTCTGTCTCAAGTAAAACCGCCGTCGCATTACCTGGGATGGTCACATTGCCCGTAGTCAGGGTAAAGGCTCCGCCCTGCAATGCATACTGAGCGTAACCAAGCGGCGCAATTCGTACAGGAATTTCGATCATTGATTAGATGCCTTTACGAATTGTTCTGGAGTACGCATATGATGCTACACCAATCAGGCCAGATTTCGCTGACCTGAGTCGTTAGCCACGTAGTTCCGAATGGAAAACATTTCCCGTTAGTAAATTGAATGATATCTCCGCCCTTATTGCTCGGACGCAAGATGCCTTCGAATCTACCATTCGCCCAGATCCGCCTAAGGACGCCTTGTAAATTAAGTCCATCAATCATCCGCAGATCCTTGCCGCTTAATGGCTGTATCTGCATAGTGACATTAATATCAGGGGCGTAAACGGGAGAACGTTGTCCGGTAGCAGAAGTGGTGTAGCCCGTACTAACCTTGATCACCCCCTGAAAGAAGGGGTTGACCGCTGAAATAGCGCCGGACGCGATTCCGTGAAGATTAATTTTAGTCTACTCAGCTATTAGGATGCGGTCTTAGGATTGCTGAAATAGGCTGTTGCAGACTGCGCAACAAACTCTGTTGCGGTATTATTGCCCATCACAATACTTGCGTTACCACCGCCGCCATCAATTGTTCCACCAATGGGCGGGTAAACGGAAAGATTGCCCGTGCCGCCAATAACAAAAACAGGGATAGGCAGGCCAACGACGGCGGCGGGCAGAATAACACCTGTTGAACCATTACCCCCCGATACAAAATTAATCCCATAGCTCAAAGCAGCGGCAGTTGATTGATTGCCGCCAGTAGCAGTCACATTAGCAGTAGGAATAATCTGATTGCCGGTAAGATTAGCAACAATGCTCTGGCCGTTAATCCAAGCAACAGTTTGAGCGGGGCCAAGGACCAAATCCCCGAAGGAAGCAAGTACAGTAGTATTTCCAGAAATAGACACGGGGATAAACTCCTCTACAAAGGTAGGAACGAACACAAAGGCCGTACAGGCCGGTTAATGGGGTTTTGTGGGCAAACTAGCCTAAAGCGTATAAAAGCCGTGTACGGGCTTCCTGGGCGCTCTTAGGTGCCTGAGGGCTTCTTATCGGTAACTTGAAAGTGGACGTTATTCAGTAAGTCGCCAGAATCAATCAACGGCTTGGTAGATGCGCCGTAATTGGTCTTACCATCTTTCACACGCTGAGCAGCTATTCCTACCGTCTTACCAGTAACCTTGATGCCTTTAGACTTCATGCCACGAAGCATCACAGTAATGGGACTTAATGGCGGGTCAAACGTCTCTCGAATTTCTTCTTGAATCTGATCTTTAATGATCGCGCCCATCTGACCAAGCGCCTGTTCCTGATCGCCACCATTCGACTTCAGGATCGTTAATAGCTGCTTAGGCCATTCCTTCTCGTGCTTCAGCCGGGCATTGGTCATGAAAGGACGTGGGGGGATTTTCTTCTTAGGCGCGCCAAAATTCTGAATGGCCGCAACCATGGCAATAGATGTGCCGTCAGGATACTTATCGTTTGCTAAGAAACCAACTTCAACAAAGCCGGACTTCTTCAATCGAGATGTCATAGCCTTTATGACAGCCTCGTACTTAGTCCCGCCTGTAATCTTGGCAGAAGCCAATTAGTCTTCAACCTGATTGATGTAGCCGAGGCTAAGATTATTTATGCCCGATTGAGCCGTAGGCTTCCGCATGGAGCACCATATCTTAGATTCTTCTCTCTCGCGGTGCAGAACTTCAAATGGAATAAACTCAATCCCAACTGCCTTCTTTACATGATCACGCCTGATTTCGTCCATAGTCATTACCCGCTCCCCAATCGAGGGTAATCAATCTCATCCACACTCTTAGCTAATGCAATCCTCCAAGCATCAACCCAGAACGATTTAACTTCGGCATTCGTACAAAAACTGATGTGAAGTATTTCCGTAGGTGCTAACTGAATAGCAATCACAGTCCAAGGCAAATCCGTATCGCCGTCAAGCCAAACCTTGTCCCCTAATTGGTAGTCTGACTCGTAAGTAGGCATCGGTCCTTTGTCTCAGAAATAAAAGTGGACGCGGTTCTCGACAGGGGATGAAGTATGCTCTAGGCGCTTTTTAGCTTGTGCGGGATGAAACACAAGCCGGAATGAAGAGGCCGAACATTACATCACAAGAACCGCGTCCAATTATAACTATACACGCTTTAAAAAATGCATTTATTTCTCCCACCACTTGCCCCCAATTTTAGGAGGCTTATCGGGAGAACTTACAGTACATTCAACCACCCGAGTCTTTGGATCGAATTTAGTAACGGTAAAAACAGATTGGCGAGGAAGCAAAAATTCCGATTCCCCACTGCCCGTCGCACACCCGTGCTGACCAGCTCTTGCATTTATCTTAAAAAACAAACCACCTTCTTTTTTTGAACCTCTAAATTTAGAAGATCCGGCTACTGAAGGATCGGTGGATGTTGCCGTAAAAGCAAGGTCAGTGAATGTTTTTTCACCTTTTGAAATCCTAGCTGCCAATTCTTTAGCATACTTATCGCTAATACCACGATACAACGTAGTATCTGATGTCAATCGTGTCCGATATATTATAGTATCTATTTGTTTTGCAAACTCCGTCATCTCTTTGCCATAAGCAGTCACAGAATCCTTATTACGCAAAGCGGCATTCATTGCCCCAGACGCATAAGCTTTTATGGCGTCATTCTCGGCAGGGGTTCTTTTTTTCCTGTCAACTTCGGATAGTGTTGACTTGCCATTTGCCCCAACACTGAATTTTCCACCCTCATCTCTTGGATGATCCGTCTCTGTGAATTTACCCGCATCCAAAGCAAACGCTTTCAAAGAAAAGCGATGAAAAGGCTTTAGATTCATTACACTAATACCCACCACGTCCCCAAGGATTATTTCTGAGAAGGACTAATCCCATTCCCTATATTTATGTAATAATCTGGGCCGTATTTTTCTAAAATAGTAGCTCGATATTTCGCTATTTGCGCCGGTGTCCTTTTGTACGATCCATTTGCCATTCTAGTAGCAGTACGACGTGTCATTTCTTCTAGTGACTTTTTAGTACCCGTACAGGCCGCAATAGAAGCTTCTAAACATTGTGGTGTTGGCGGCTTTCCCTTCATTCGTTCACTGGCTCTACGAGCGGCTTCTTTATGCCCAGGTGTCGATACACCTTTTTTACGCAGAGAAATTAACGCGCGGGTTTTTTCAGACCTCGTGCACCCCGTAAGTCTTTCAGAAATCTTCTGACAATGTTCTTTAGAACTTTTCGTACCAAGCCTTGACCCGACACAGATAAGACATTCGTTTAAGATACGGCTTTTTCCATATGTAGATACATATAAATCCAAAATTGATTGCTCATATAGATCAAGTAATTTTTTATCTATCGCACATACCAACAATGGCTCAAACTTCAAAGCCGTAATGCCATATTTTTTATATGCCCGCGACATTCTATTATTCGAATGTATTTCTCTAGCCAGGCTATACTTATGATAGCCCCATCTTTTTCTGAAATGCTTTGCCTGCCCAATATAAAAACAATCAGGCTTGCCGCCACGAGTAAGGGTGATTCTATAAACTCCCGCCTCACCTTTAGGCCAAACTGTATATCTCATACTCTAATTATACCCGCCCCTGCCCCAGGGACTCCAAGGAGCCAAACCTAAAGAATAGGGTTTGGGGGCGTACTTCATAGTTCTATATCCAGCGGTCGCTTGCCAAAAAGCCAAGCCATATTTGGTTTGCGCGAACCAAGTGGCTGAACCTGGAGGAAGGTCAAGCTGGGTCGTAACACTAACAGAACCTTCCGTGGCGCTCGTAATAGCACCAGCAATCTGGGGACCGCCAGTTTGCACAGGTGTTCCGCATGATGGAGCATTCAATTGACAGATGTGAGCCGTAACCATATTCAACAATGCTGACTGCACTGCTGCATTACATACCGGCCCAGATCCATCATTCACGATGTAAAGCTGGGCTTCTTGAGAGTACAACTCGACTAGATTAGGATCAACCGCCCCAAACTCTGGATAGCGTTGGCTCCAGGCATCATACGAAAATTGTACTACGACTCCCATTTAGAGAGTAACATCCTCTTGCGAGAAATCAGGCACGCTGACCTTCTCAACATTGGTGCCTTTGACACTACGCGGGAAGCGGGCATCATCAAGCGTCAACGGTTCCATGCCGGAGCGCACATTGCGGTGCTCTTTGGCAATGTCCTCAACTCGCTGCGTGTTATCATACGCAAAGATGAGCTTGTTCTTCACAAGCGGCGAATCGTGATTCTGCTCAAGCCACATATTCCAGAACCAAGCCGGAATATTTTTAGTCAGAGCATAGCCGCCGATGATGGTACACTTGGGAACCTGTCCATATGGGACAGCAACGCCGTGCACCGTATACGTCTCAGAGCGGGGATATGCCCTTGGGACAATCTTATAGCCCTCTCGCGTCGGCTCGTTCTCTTCAACCATATCAAACACACGCATCAACAAACCAGTGGGAAGCTTCGTGGCAACCGTAACGACCCCGGTGTCAGTTACAGGACCATCTTGATTCAACGCATGAGTACGTACTGCCGTTCTAGGCATTGGGTAAAACCTCAATTTTAAAGTGGATTAGGATGAGGCGTGCATCCAAGTCACAGTGAATGCACGCTGTATTCGGAATAATAGTCTTTTTAAACGCCGACCATTTGCGAGATTCCTACAGGAAGTCGCATAATTGCTCCAAATGAACCCGCTGTGATCTTCTGCTTGAATGCAGACAACATGCGGATGATCGGATGCGAACGCATCTTTTCATTGAAGGCACAATAACCAACGTCCTGGCCTTCAATCTCTTCGGCAAACATCTGGACCATATTACCAGCCGCAATGCCGAAAGGCGTAGTCGCGGAAGTCTGGCTGTATTGCTGAGCAGTCTCGATGCGAAGATTCGGGAAGTTCTTTTTGAGAAGATCATAAACATTCACATTGAAGCTGTTCGTCGCGGTCAAAGCCACATCGCTAGTGGGCGACAAAGCCAGAACCAGCTTAGCTTCACGATCAAGCGTGCCCTGCGTCTGCGACACAAGCTGCACAAACAACGATTCGATGTCTGTGTAGATTTCGTTAGCCGTCGCTTTCACAACACCGCCACTGATCCAAGCCGTGCCCCCATACGCCTTCGCAGCTGGCGCAAGGACAGCACTAAGGCCGGGATCATTCACAAGGCCATAGTTCTGCAGCCCAGACACGCCAAAGAAGTACGTAAGGTTCTGGGCGCGATTGAGCGAGTTAGCAGCCGATTGGTTAAGCTCGCTAACCCAATTGATGCGGGCAAGACCAACGCGTTCCAGTTCACGTTCGCCGTATTGAACGATGGTTTGGAACAAGAAGCTCTGGCGTTGCGGCCAGTTAGTGTTAGCGCCTGAAAGAGCATTCTCGGAAAAGTCACCGTAACCGGAAACTTCGCCAGTATACTCGATAGTCGGGAACATAGCCGTTTCATCAAGCCATGTGCCTTTACGCATTTCCCCAAAAATGACCGCAGCCTTGTTGGGGGTAAAGATATATTTGTAGACTTGCGGGTCTACAAACGTAGTGAGAAAGGACGGGATGCCGGTATTGGGATCAGTCCCCAAAGAAGGCTGGGCGTCCATTGCCATATAATTGTAACGGACTTCATCCGATACAAAGGACTTCACGCTGGGAAGAGGATAAACGCCCTTCTCAGCCAAGAACGGGACAGTGTGCGCCCACGCTTGCTGTGCTTCTTGACGATTCATTGTGCGTCTAACTCCTTAACCTTGCGTCCAAGAACTAATTTTAACTGCTTCACCCGTCAGGCCGCTGGAGCGCGCATACCACTTAGTCTCGTAATTCGACTGAGCAATAAGTGTGCTGTTCGCAACCGTTTGAGTGAGATTGACAATGTACGAGCCAGTGCCCCCCGTACCCGTGCCAAGCGCGGTAATGAAGGTATTGGTCAGCGTGCCGTTACCAGTGATGATATCCCCAATGCCAAAGCTGCCAGAAGTCAGCGTATTGATATTGAGAATGCCCCAAGTTCCACTAACAACAGTGGATGCAGTATTCTGCTCAGGAATATTGACAGCATACGTACCAATGTTACCGACATTGCCGGTAAGCTGAGTAACAACCGTAGTGCCGGTAGCGATATTACCACCAGACAAAAGCGAGCCTACAGTCACGTTACCCGTGCCGAGCGCCGTTACCGTCAAAACATCATCAGTGATGTATCCGGTAAAGTTGCCAGAACCAGCCGAGATATTAGCATTGGAAGCATTACCACCAGTCGTGGCCGATGCAGCAGCCGCGAAAGTGATGTTACCATCTGCGAAGTTAGCATACGCCTTCATGCCAGTGATCGCTTGAGTAGACCCAGTATTGGTCACCCAAAGATCACCATTATCAATCAGCGTGACAGGAAAGCCTTGGCGGATAACCTGAGACGCGTTGGAAAGGTACGCGGTGATGATGCCTTGCTGGGCGCGGATTGCGATACCAGCCGGAGCCGTACCATTACCTAGATTAGAGGCAATAGCGGGAGCGCCGTTAGTATCATCCGGGTTATATACCCATGCGAAAGCACCGACACGCACACCCGCCGAACCGGCAACGATGCCGAACTGTCCCGCAAGTACAACCGTGTAGGGATTAGTGGAAGCAAACGAACCGGGTACGCCGGGCGCTTGGTACTCGTTGATTTGGGTTTGAAACCCACTATCAGTAGCAGCCATAGTCTATTTCTCCTCTTCCCTTAGCCCAACGAACCGATTTTCACGGCATCAGGGAACATTTTGGTGAATGTAGAGGCCGCTGCCGCATCTTGCGCGAAAACGGGCGTTTCCTCACGCTTCTTGCCGGGATGCGGAATAGTGCGAAGTACAGCCTTAAACGCTGAAGCCGGTACATCAGTCAGATCAACCTTCAGCGAATCCAGCGCCAACTTGTAGATAGCCTCTGCACTATCCATCGTGACATTGACTTGACCAATGTAAGGCTGAACAAAACGCTCAGCTTCACGAACAGCCTTTTGCTGCGAAAGAACAGCTTTAGTGGCATCCTCAGCCGCACGCTTCGTAGCCGTAGCAATAGCAGCATCCATAGCCGCCTTGTTCATAGGCTCTTGACCACCAGCCTTAAGAGCCCCGGCATCAACGTCGCCGGACATCTTCTTCTTTTCCATCTCTTCTTTCTTTTCCGCCTCGTCCTCATCCTCGTCATGCGCTTCTTTGGGCGCACACATAGAATCGTAGGTAGCCATATCTTCGGCGCTCAGCTTGCCCTCAAGCCACTTACGCGGTTCGGGCTTTTCCTTGTCGTCCTCATCTTCACCCTCCGGCTTATGCATGAGACCGGGTTCAGCTTCGTCAGCACCTTCCATCTCTTCTACGTCATCAAGATTATCGAGAAGCTGGACGACATCGGAGATGTCAGCATCTTGCGCGAGTTTGCCTTTGCAAGCCGCTGTCAAGCCTTCCAAAATGGAAGCTTTCTTGTCTTTGAAGTTCTTCTGCGTCACGCCTTGCAGAACAGAGTCCAGATCGATCTTCTTGGCATCTTGTGCCAACTTCGGGGCGAGCGTAATCATGATAGCGCCCTTCGCGACCGCAGCCTTGCGACTAAGTACGCGGGATTGTGCAGTAGCCATTTCTCGGAAACCTCCTTGAGAGTAGGGCATTGCATGAGACAGGATTAAGGCTCCTGTAACCGCCTTCTTCCGAAGCGTGGCTCACAGACCGATGCTTAGAAATTTGTGGATTTAGAAAATGCGCCTAGTAAAAAGCGCGGAAAGGCTTCTTGGAATAAAAGCAGTCAAACTTGATCTGAGGCTTGTCTTCCGACTCAGGCTCAAATAAAGCTTCATCCATTACGCAGACATCAGGGCCGCAACGGCCATTCTCAACAAGCGCGACGTGATTGAATTTAATATCACGCATCACCCCATCATAGGATTCGCCTTTATACTTCCCAGGGATCATATCCGGGCGATAATGATAGGCGGCGGACAATTGACGCTTTCCGCCAGTCTCTACATCAGTGATAGCTTCACGCGGCCAAATACCAAGACTATTATAGAGTTTATCGTCTTTGAACTCGGCTTCAGAGCCAGTGCCGCCCGCTACGTTATCCGCATTCTCAGCATGATTATAAGCATCAATAGGGATATGCTTATCAAGCAAAGGAATGTTATTGGATGTCTCGGCAGCTTTCTTAAGCTCTTCTGGATCACGTAAAAGCTTATAGCGTTTGCCCGGAGTAAGACCTAATTCCTGCCAACCAGGAATCTCCTCAGAGAGGTATTCGCACACCATAGCCGCTGATATAGGCGTGCGCGCTACTTTTAAGCGGCCATCCTTATCATACTCGCGGACAGATTCTTTATCGAAGGCCAGAGATAGATAGCGCATCAGCCATTCATCTTCTGCAAGCGGCCTTCATATTCCTTGATGTATTTCTCAAGCGTAGCGATGGCATTGGGGCTGCCTTGCTTCTTAAGCTGAGTCATTTCCAATCTCATATCGGCAAGCTCTTTACGCAAATGCTCAGGCGACATGCCTACCGCATCTTTAGCAGAATCTTTGAATACAGGATGGTCCTTGGGATATCCTGCTTCCTTGGCAGCATGCCTCAATTTCTCTAAATTTTTCCCAGTAACAGGCTCGCCATAAGCGGCTCGTGCCAATCCAACGCGGTTGGCATAGTGCATTGTCTTAACAGGATCAGCATCCTTCGCCGTCTTCTTCTTGAATGCGCCAAAGCTGGGCACACCGGAATTGGGCGCGGTCGCCATCTCATCGAAGCTCACGATGCTGTAATTAGGATATTGCTTTTTGACCCATTCAATTATTTCAGAACGAGGGGCAGACGCGCTCATGTCGACTTTGAGCGTGAAAACGCCTTTTTTCAGATCACTCTTATCCTGAACTTTCACAGAGCGAGATGCATCCTTAGCCACATTCACAACCTTGCCGAATGCTTTAAGGCTAGGCTTTTGAAAAGCCTTCAATCCATTATCCTTAGCAGATGCCTTATCATTCACATTAACGCCCTTATCCTGTAAGTTCTGCGCGGCGGTGGATTGATTTACTGCATCTTTAGTAACGGCATTCACAACCTTGCCTCCAAGAGATGCTTTAGGCGCGCCTTTCACAATATGCATGTTCTCATCATAGTGCGTATTGTCGTTAAGCTTAAGTTCCGGCTTCACGGAATCTTTCATCTGCAAATGCTTTGGCGGAACCTGAAACTTTTCATCCTCGGCGTGAGCATCTTCCTTCGACTCTTCGGTGAAGAATTTAATCAAGCCCCTGATCAGCCCGGACCAATCCGACTTCTCCATATCCTGAGCTTCAGGCTTGTTCATAATCCCTAACTTATCCTTCAAAGTCTGAGCTACGGCTGGATGCATTGGCTGTGGGAGTTCATTTGGACCGAACCATCCCCAATCCGAATGCTCGTCGTTAAGCTTAGGTTCAAACGGCTTGTCTATTGGATGGGCAAATGTCGTGAATGTCATACCATTGGGCGTTTCACGTTGGTCTAGGACGCGCAATTTGCCTTGCGGGGCGTCCTGGCCTATCTCTTCGGCAACTTCCCGCCTAGCGGCTTCGTGGGGCTTCTCATTGCCATCAGCTTTACCGCCCGGAAAAGCCCAGTGACCTTTGAAATTGCCCTCAGACTCGGAACGCTTTAGCAGGAGTACTTTAGCATCAGGTGTAATGTAGAGCACACCCGCTGCTTGCGGCTTTGCATCAAAGCTCTTGCCCTTATCAGCTTCGGCGTATTCTTTTCCAACGCTCTGAGGCACACCGCCATACCCACCTTTGGTATGTGATGCTGCTTCCATAAGACGATGCTGGGCAGGCGAAACAGACGGCATTAGAACTCGAAACTATCCGCAGCCATCATCTTTTGAATACGAAGCATACGCTGACGTTCCCGTTCTAATAGCTTAGATAGTCTTTCAGGATGATCGCGCGCTTCCTGCTCAACCCTATTGGTCAAGTTATGCGCGGCCTCATAACCAAGGCCCGTCTCGCGCATGATGTTATGTTCTGTAATTTCGTGAAGCAGAATAAGCTCTAGCTCAGAGCTATTAGCATCATCAATCCAGATTTCGTTCTTAGGAAACCAGGATGGGTATGCCTCGTCATTACCGCCTTCTCGAGACCTTCGACCTCGAGGAGTCTGAAAGGCACCAACCTCTCGAGCACCAATTCCTTATTAATGAAGGGTTCTAGCGCCTTTACCCCGATATATTTCTCGAGCGCCCCGCCACCCTTGATGCCGATCATTATAGCGCTTAGCTGCCCCAACACGGCGATGAGCCTCTAGCCCTACCGGCCATGCATTCTTGCTTAGTCAAGGGTCTGATGAAATCCGACTCATACACGGACGGGCTAATGACTTTCTTTTCTTTCATCTTGCCGGTATGCGCTACTCGTACACGCTGCTCATGAACATGAAGCGGAGTTCGCATGCTATTAGGCGCATCTAAATTAACCCAGCGCCTAACAACCTTGTCCGTTACATCATGTGCTTCGGGAAAGGCGCTGCGTAAAGCTATAGCAACCTTATGACAAGACATCCCGGTTTTGTAGAGCATCACGCCCTGATCGCGGATATGCTGCGGTACATTGCGCTTGTAATGAGTGTTTGTCCGCATAAGATGCGGGGCATGTTGATGGATAATCTTGGATACAGTGGTAGTGCCGCATCCCATCTGCGCCCCAGCTAATTCATAACTTAAGCCGGAGCCGTAAAGTTCAATCGCCTGCTTTATGACATCAGTGTTGTAAAGTGTCATTCGTAATCCCGCCCTCAGAAAAGGTTAGCTACTCAATATATACTCTGAAAGCTACCCAATCCTAAAGCGACTGGCAACAAGAAAATCTCTTTAAGCGTGACCATCACAGATCATGTCCTGAAGATAGGCGACATTCATCTGGACAAGACCTAAAATCTGCTCATCCTGACTAGGCGTTAGTTTAGAATCGATAAAAGCTTCAAGCACTGTAAAATCTAGACCTAACGCCTCGGCATTCGAGTAGAATAGCGCACCAGATGGGAATGTAAGTGTAAAAGGAACCATGCATGCGCCCCTTAGTAATGAGGTAATTTATGGTTGGAGTGCTGGAATGATTGGAGCCGCTTGGCATCTACATATCAGGCCAATAGCGATTATGCTTACGTGCATTTTCACTTCCTAACAATACCTGAAGATTGGCAGGAGCGTGCAATCCACATACAACTTTGGAGGTAAGCGGAACCATATGATCCACATGGTATCGCTTTCCAGTTTCTTCCGTTAATCTGATTGCCTTTTCGTAAAAAGGGGCGATCTCATCAAAATTAACCCACGGTGGCGTTGCTTGCTTTTCTACTCGACGCCTTCTAGCTGCTTTTTTAGCCTTGCACTCTAAGCTAAGATTTTCTCTATAAATCTTGCATTTTGCAAGCACTAATTCCCGATTTTCTTGGTACCATTTGGCGTGCTGCTCGTAAGACTGTTCTTTGTGAGCATAATACCAAGCCTTCCCACGAGCTAATATTTCATCTCGATGATTAGCCTGATATATTTTATAAGCTTCGGCCTCTTCTTCCCTATGGACCTGATGATGCTCGCTACGGCATTGCTTGCATCGATGTGATAGACCGTCTTTTTTATACTTATCTTTTGAGAAAGAGCTTCTCAATTTCCATTGTTCGCAAATAGCACAACGTTTGTAGTCTTCGCGCTTCACGCGAGCCATGAGAACTCCTTCTCAACCACTCGATTGGACAAGTCACAGCAGGTCCGCGAGTGACGGACTTTTCGGGGATCAGCCTAGCTGTGATAAAATATCTATACTAAAGCGGGAATAATGGGAGACGTAGTGCATCTACAATTTATAAGCTCACCAGTCTGTATGCGGCGTCTTACTTTAGGATCTGGATCGTACCAGCCTAACTTTATTGAGAACCTTTTCCCCGACTGGGCAACATGCGTCTTTCTCTGAGTCTTACCCGCATGCGAATGCCGCCAAATTCCCTCTTCGATTCCCAACTCATTAAATCGAGCTTTATTAAACATACTATGGGCGCGGCGAGTCTGGTCACGTGCAATAATCGTAGCCCGTCTTTCGGTCACGCCGTAATGCTTTTGCAAATCTTGCGTTAAACCATGCAAATCCTTGCCCACGGATACCGAACGCATCACTGTGCCCTGGACTTGCTGTAGGTACTGACTCGGGATAGACTTAATCAAAGCTACGTTCTCTTGAACCGTAGCTTGCAATATGTCTTGCTGAGCTTTCGTTAACTTGAAATCGATGGCTATTCCAGCATCCCTCAGAATCTTGGTAAGCTGGGCACTAGACCGTTTCTCCACCGACTGGGCAAAATACTTGGCTAGTTTCTCGGATGCGGCGTTAAAGCGTTTGTTCCACTTTTTATTCAACTGAGCCATGACTTGCTTAAGCTCGGTTGCCGGTAAGGCGTCCATTGCCATTGAGGCTTGCGACGTTGCCTCGTGGCTGGCTTTATTAGCCTTTTGGGCTTGTGGTAGCCAAACTATGCCAAATTCGGCGTACAGGCTTTCTAGCGAGTCCTGAGCCATTTCAGCCACTACAGGGGGATTTTCCTTGTAGGCAGCCCTAATCTCGCGCAAGACATCATCATTCATAGCCTTGATGAGCTTCTTAAGCGCCCTACGATACTCAGCCTCAATCCCAGCATTCGGGGGGGCTATCGGTAATGCTTTCTCGCCCGGCTTAAGTTGCGGCGTAGCCTTAAGGCCCACGTTAAGCAGCCGACCTCATGATTTCGGCAAGCGGCACATCCTTGGGCCGATAGACGCAACAATGGTAGTAGTCATTCAAAGCAGGCTTCTCAGGCACAGCTAAGGAATTAATTTCAATAAGCTCGTAACCAGGGAGCAAGCCTTCGTAGAACTCTTGCGGCTGCATCTTGCCTACGACATAAACGCCCGGCCATGCAATATCATTGTCCACCAGGACATCGAAATAATGACCATCCTTGGTGGTATACTGGATCATGCGCTCGCCAAACTCATTGTTTGGCATAGGCTGTAAGCCACTCACTGACACATGCTGTAAAAGGCGTTGTGCGGAGAGAAGCGCGTTAACGAGTTCTTGATTATAATTCATAGCGTCAAAAAGGTCTGTGGCGTCTCGGATGATCATCATCAACAGGAGGCTTCATTAAGCCGAGCGTCAATCCGGTAATGGAAACAGAAAGCAGCACAAGGCATAAAGCATCGAACCACATCAGCTGATCTTCTTTATGTCTGAGATGTATACTTGAGCATAGCCCATATCTTTGTAATGAGCCGAAGCCTTGTTAGTGGCCTCAATAGAGGATGCAGCTTCTACTTCAAACTCAAACTGGCGATCATCAACGTGACAGGTAAGCTTGAACTTAGTCTTGGTATCGCCGTCATTGTATTGAGCATCTTGCGCTGCCGTCTTTGCGCCTTTCTTGGCATCTTCGATTTCTTGATCTAACGCCAAAACATTAGCCTCAAGACGGCGGACTGTGCTCATGTAACCGGACGAGCGCGCTTCCTGAATCTTTTCCCGAAGCTCGCCCGCTTCTTGCTCAAGCCTGGATACAGTAGAGTCCTGAGCGATACGCCATTCATTATCCTTGGCGCGATGAATGAGGATGGATGCTAAATCGCCATTAGGATTGAACGGCATTGACTTTAATTTCCTTTAGCCGGACTAGAGGTATATGTCACGAATACCTTATTCGTGTCTTCTACCATTTTACCGCGTAAGAACTCAACCCGCTTTATTTCACCATCCGGGTAGAAATCCATAGCGGCAATCTCTGGACACGAGCCACCGTGCATCAAACCGCACCAGATGCACGAATCATCATGCTCATGCTCTAAATCCGGCTCGATTACCCGATCAATCAACTTCATGCCGCTTCTTCTACCTCTGTATCAGGTTCGCCATCTTCCGGCTCGCCAATCTCACTACCTCTAGATACTATACCGGGAGTGTTCGGCTCGTCATTCTCAACTTGACCTTGTAGATCAGCATCATCTAAAGGTTCGGCCACATCCAAGCCCTGATACTTAGTGCTAGGATCGGACGCCAAGGTTTGCCGCTCTTCATCAGGGCTAATAACACCAGCCTGAATAAGTGTGGACGCGGAATTGGCATCCATTTGCCTAATCTCGGCTGCTTCCTTATCGCTCATGGACCAAAGCGGCTCATACGTAAACACAATATCAGGATCAACTTCATCCCATATCGAAAGCATAATGAAGTGGATTACCGTAGTAAGCTGCTTAGTCCACAACACTTGCTGGTAAGCATGTATCCAATCGTAGAAGACTCGTATTTCTTCTTCTGATGTGGAGTTTAGACCGGATGGGCTGATGCCCGTGTACTTCACTAGCGGTATCCCGGACACAACGCAACACTGCTCTAATGCTTGGGCCTGTAAGTGATCTAAGCCACCAATGGATGCCGATACATTGGCAAAATCTTCTGAATCCTTATTCAGAACCATCATTCCGCGATTGTCACGGAAATTATTAAACAACTCGATGCGGTTTATCAGTTCTACATTGCCAGTCTGAAGCAATGCCTGAAGATCAGTCTTTAGAACAAATACGCTGAAGCTATGGATAAGATCGGAAACCGATTGCCGGGTTCTAATCCAATTATCTACATACGGTTCAGCCATCTGAGTAAGCGACAAACCGCCAAACGAATAAGCGGGCTTGAGTAAGTCTGGAACTTCCCGGCCAATAAACGTAAGCAACCGTGATGCGTGTAGCCGCTTACCCTGTACAAACCATTCTTGCGGTTTGTACCAGTCAGGTAAGAGCGGATCGTTAGCGTTGTAAAAGCTAGGGTAACACCACATAGCTTCTACAGTTTGTAACCGCTTTAAAGGATGCTCTTTACTGCACTTGGCTTTTGATAAGTCATTACGGCCATCACCAATCGGTTTCTGTAATTCATCCCGATCATGCGACGTGCCTAAATCCAGATAGAGATGTGAGCGGCCAAACTCGCCATCCTGTAAAGCCAGCTCTTGAAACTTACCGCGAACATCATACGACTCTATCGCATCTTCTAATTCTGTGATTCTATCGGACTTATCCCCATCCGTAGACTTGGATTCAAACTTGATCCACTTACGCGCCATCTCTGTCGAAATGATTTCAGAGATGCGACGAAATTCTGGCCGTTGCGCTTGGGCCGCGAGCGCCTGAAATCCCGGCCAATATGTGCCATACATCAAGCCGAAGGGTGCATATGCTTCAGCCCCGCCTTCAAACCCAGCCTCATCCATTGCTAAGGTTGGTCGTTTCCAATCCTTAGGGACAACTCCTGGGAATGGTTCAGCGGGCTTAAACATCCGCGCAAAATCAATGGCAGATGCATTAGGCTTGTGACGAGATAACTCTAATAGCTCTAACGGGATCTTCATCGGCTTTTTTTCAGCCGACTTTACATCCTTAGCTATATCAGCCCGCTTAACTCGTGGCATCAGCGGAAACGAGGACTCCGGTACAATTCAACATGACTGCGCTTATACACATCAGCATGACTACTTGAACCTAGATTCCTTGATGCCTCAATAATGGCAGGGCTAATTCGTGTGATGGTTGATTTTCTCAGCTCAAAAATACTATAGCGTATCGCATCCACCACATGGTTATTCTTATCTTCTAGGATGGCCAGCACTTCGCCGGTCATCTTATCAGTCTTGAAGCTATAGGTCGCCAATTCGTCAATCGTATGTGTGCATCTAGGATGCACCACAATATCATAAGACTTCAGGAACTCGATACCGTCTTCAACCGAACCAGCACCTTTCTTGGAAGGCTTTATCATTGGGAAGCCATTACGCTTCATATAATCGATTGTCTCAGGCCGAGCGCAATCCGCCGTGATGGTCCACTTATTCGACTGAGGTACTTCCCGGAACAGATTAGGCGTAGATTCAATCGTACACCCCACCTTGTAAGCCTCGTAGTCAATGTAAAGCTTACGATCCAGGATAAAGCATCTAACTAAGACCGTAGGATCAACTGAATAGCCCCAATCCGCGCCGTAATAGAAATGAGCATTGGCTGGGGTAACAAACTCTTCGATTTTCCAATTATGGAATACACGGGCTTCTGATCTACGCTGGTATCCGCCTAGCCATACATGCGCGTACTTATCAGGATCACGCCGTTTGTCCCATTCTAAGTCTTTCTTTAAGACTTCGGGGAAGAACGGGTTATCATACCAATGGATTTCTCTGACAATAGAGCTAGGCGGCGGCTCACCGCCTCGGAACATATTGTCTACGGGATCTTTAGGTGATCTTGGATTCCAAGAAAACCATAGTTCTGAATCAGGCTTACGAATAGTGGGTATTAAAGTTTGTAGGCTTATCTGACTAACTGCGTTTGCCTCATCTACCCAGGCAATATCGACGCCTTCCATGGATCGGACTGCATCAGATGACATTTGCCTCAAGCCTGCAAACAGAAAAAGCGACCCGTTAGGGCCTCTTATCTCTTGATCGGTGGACTCAAAGAAATTATCCCATTCCAATTCCTTGATCTTATCGTCAAGCAATCGCTTGGATGAATCACGGATGGAATGCTGTACTTCACGAGCGCAAAGAATACGCTTTGGGCCGCGTCTTGCCAGGATCAGTAATGCTTTAGCGAATGAATGAGACTTAGCCGAACCACGGCCACCATGGGCGGCTTTATATCGGCTAGGTGTAAATAGGAACTTGAACGCGGATGGTAATTGAGTAGTGGTCAAAAGCTACTACTCTTCCGTTTCTTCCCTATCACCATCAACAAAGATAATCTTCAGCGTTCCGTCTAGCGGGATAGGCCCACCATTGGGGCCGGTATGCTGGATAGACGCAAAGCGTGCGTGCATGAAAGGCATCAACTTGTCGCCCTCATCGGCAGCAGCTAGGGCATACTTCTCATTGGTAATGTTACCGGTCTTATCCGTAGCCTTGGTCCAGAAATGCCGCATAAGCCTTAATTTTAGCTCTAGGGGCGTAATTCCCTCTTTGGCGGCGTCCTCTGCTATCTTACGGCTTAAAACGTTTAAGGAGCCTTTAGGGCGGCCTACCTTACGGGTGTAAGTCTTCTTCTTACTAGTAGGAAGAACGGTTTTAGTCGAAAGGTTATCAGTTCTTGAAACACGCATTCAAAGATTAGGTTTTCTAATGCATCCTGTAACGAGTTATGATTTGGCGTGAAGCTACCGCAGCCAAGGGATGACCCTTGATCGCCAATCTTAAAGCCCACATACACAGGCTTTAGACGGCTACGGCTAGGCACTCTCTGCTAAGCTTGACGGGTCTTTCAACACCCAAGCATTGCAGCAACACTTCAACCCGCGATCCCTTATCCGCCTTTACGCGAACCGATTGATCACGAAACGGCCCAAACAATATCTGGACCAAAGTTCCTGGCTCCAAATACTTTGGCCGTGTTAAACCCATTGGCACTACGCCGCCATGCTCGGCAACGTGATGCCGTAAATCCATCATATCTTGAGGACGAACGATTGGCGGCTTTGCCGAGCCATACTGCCATCCAATGATTTGATTGATACCGCGAGTGGATGCTACCGGCTGCCAACGCTGCGTCTCGAAATCGCATCCAATGAAAATATAGGTTGTGAACAAAGGGCGTAGCTTGGATGTAATTACCCCATCCTTGCGTTTGCGTTCGACACGCGCTTGCGGCATGTAGGTTTGAAACCCCTGCCGCTGTAATTCGAGCGAAGCTTGTTGCTCCTGCTGAAAATGTGTGCGAGCTACGAACCATTCAGTCTGCAAACTTGCCCCAATAAGATCATCAACGAATGATGAAGCTTATAAAGCAAATTGAAGTAACATGCAAGACATTTTTAGAGTAGTTCTAAAGTACACGAGTTTGATGGCGGTCCTGGGCTGAATCGAACAGCCATTCTGAAATTCGGAGTTTCTCGCTCTATCCATTAAGCTACAGGACCAAAGAGCCAAGTTCGAAAAAGCCGCCACACGGCTCGCAGAAAATGTCTGGCTGGTGGACTTTCAAGCGTCTCCGGCGGCTCTGGCTGTTTTAGTGATGATGGCTGAGAGACATGCCATTGTTTATAAAATTCTGCCATTTGCCGATGCGCCTCAATGGCTTCCGGGCGGGTTTGATCCCAAAACCATCTGGGTCCGTAGTGCATAGACTCAATATCTTCTTCGGTAAGTTCTTTTTTCTCAGGGTTATCACTCATGCCTATTCCAGTCCGTTTCACTAATGAAGACGCCGCCCGTAAACACCTTGAAGGCAAGCTTTGGCCTGACGGCCCGGTTTGCCCGTCCTGTGGCGTCATAAACGATGCTTGCCGCATTACGACCAGGAAAGGTCTTTGGTTCTGTAATTCCTGCCGCAAGCAATTCACCGTCACAGTTGGGACCGTCATGGAGCGTAGCCATATTCCTATATATACTTGGCTCTACGCGACCCATCTTCTCTGCTCGTCCAAAAAAGGCATCTCTAGCCACCAGCTAAGCCGCATGTTGAGGTTTTTGCCGTATCAAACGTGCTTTCAAAGCCAGCACAACTAACCGGTATGTTGGCGCAAACGCCACAAGAAGTGAATCCCATTCGCCCCTAAATTCGGCGCATGGGCGAACCGATTGCAGTTTTGGCGCTTCGCCGGAAGCGCGACGAAATCTCCGGCGTGATCGCACATTATGAACGGCTGATCCGCGAGGCGGAACACGATCTGGCGCACGTCAACGCCTCGCTACGGCTCTTTGAGGCCACGGGCGAGGCTGGCGACCTACCTCCCTATGTTGACCTGAATCGCGTCCTACGGCGCGGGGAGACGACCAAGATTTGCATGGAGGCGCTTGCGACCGAAGGGCCCCTCGACACCCGCCAGCTTGCCATGCGGGTGATTCGGGCCAAAGGGCTGAGCGAGTCCGACAAGGTGCTGGCTCAGACCGTGGCGCTCCGGGTGGTACAAACGCTCAGGATGCGGGCGCGGCGGTTACTCCAAATCCACTTCACTTCGTCGGAGATCGTTATGGCCATTGCTGAAGGAATTGCGGCCCTCAAATCTCTCAAATCGCTTTACGAGATTGCGAAAGAGGTCCGAAGCTCCAACGATCCTGAAGAGGTGCGTTTGGCGGCGGCACAAATGTTTGATCTTGCTTTGGTGGCGCGGGAGCAAACAGCTGCGCTCCAAGAGGAGCGTAATGCGGCGGTGATAGAACTCGCCGCGCTCAAAGCAGAAATCGAACAGGCGAATCGCTTTGATGAGGAGGCTAAAGGTTACGCCCGCGAGCGCAACGGAACCGGGGCGTTTGTATATCGCGAGAAGGCACCGTCCGGCGGTCAGGGACGCTCGCCCTATTTTTGCCCACACTGTTTTAGCAATCGCAAGCTTGCAATGCTCCAACCAGCACCGGGGGCACATACCCATTTGGGAACACACAATTTCATGTGCCCGTTGTGCAAAACCACAATGCCGTTGACGAGCTTGTCGTGATTTACTCATTTGAACCCTCACATGGGGGTTCGACGGGCTTGGTGCTTGCAGTGGTTGCGCGACAATCTCGGTGTTTGGGGCCGGTTTGTGGCTCATGCGCCAACAGACCGCAACTAACGCCGCCGCTCCCTTACAATCCCTAGGATAAACGTGAGCATCTACTTCTCGGGTAAGTAGCTCTGCCATGGCGTCAAGAAGTTCCTCTGATAAATCATCTTCGCCTGGAATCGAGGCCCTGCATGTCAACGCATCAAAAAATTCGCCTGTTTTCTTATGACCACTCATTTGCGTGCCTCAAGTATACTATCGCCAATCCACATCACGGGCAAGAAATTCTACATACGAACGCCAAGCCCAATACCGCTACCACAAACCCAATCATAGACATGTCCATTTGACTTAACTCCCGTTGAATGATGTGACTAGATACAACGAAAGCAGACTATGATGCAAGTCATTAAGAAATGGTTGTGATTACGCAGCATCAAGCCTTTTCCTTCAACGCCTTAATGTTCTCAGGCAGACACATCTTTTGAAAAATAGATATGTCGTATTTCTTTTCCTGTAGCGGGCGGAATCTGTCGGCTCTGAAACCCATATCTTCCGGGCCCCGCACAATCTCTACCACCCTAATGTTTACATCAGGATAGGGATGAACCGACGCTGGATGTCTATATAGGTAAACCTCCCGGATCGTATAAATCTTACCCTCTTCCAACCCATCCAATGTATTGCAGACAAGACGTTGTGTAATAGCTTCGATCATATCCGGAAAATCCCCCGTGTAGACGCAAACTACCTTCTGCCCCACATAAAACGTATTCATATCCCATCCCTCTGCTCTAAGATGTACTCAGCCATGGAATCCTTTACCAGAATAGGTGATGAGGGCCACTCGCCTACGATTCGAGGAACACACTGCCTAACAAGCCTATGGCATTCATTCAGATCCTTGGTGTAGATATTTAATTTTATGAGGTCCGGATCATATACAGATGACAGCAGTGACACACACCTCTCCTCATAGTTAAACAGCATCACTTCAAACTTATCTAAGGCGCGGATCGAAACTGATACATGCCGTACACTGATTACTTTCCACCTTAAATGCTGTATATCCGCTAGGCTTATTACTCCCTTTTCCACCGTGACCCATACGAGCGGTGCCAATTGGAATATATCATCCTGGTTAAATCTCGAATTAGGATTCATGAACGGTTCTCTATGATGTATTCCGTCATGCTTATCTCAGGCAAGGATGCTATCGGACCGGCTTGCTTGCATGGAACTATTATTTTCCAAGACTGTCCATTGAAATGTATTTCAACCGTATCACCACTATCTAGCATCATGTTGCTGCAATCAAGCGGAACAATCTGTCCGTCAGGGGTTATAATCTCTACAACTCGATCAGGTGATACTGTCACGTTCATACCACATCTCTTTCAGCTAATATGTATTCCGTTACATCTATTACGGAAAATGACTTCGTGAGCTTGAAACGAGTCATCAGGTACCAATCCCGTCTGCCTCTTAAAGCTACATGACCTAAGCTAACAGCGCCAACCTGATATACGTGGCCTTTCTTTATGTAAAGATTCGTTTCATCATTAATACATTCAACCCAATCTCCGACCTTGAAGGGATAATGCTCTGGTTCTACGGGATTGAAAGGATTAGTCTTCATATCCCATCTCGTGCGGCCAAAATGTAATCAGTCATGGACAGTGGTTCTGGTATAGGTGCTGAGCAAGGAAACTCTTTCCCAAATTCCCCATAAATCATCCTCTTAACAACAGAATCAATCTTGGCCCTAACCTCATCTAAAGACGCAACAGTCATGTGAAGCTTCATTCGTGCAGAATTATGATCGTCTTTTGACGTAACCCGAATGGCGGATACTTTCACACGATAATAGTCAAGACATGGTTTATGTATAATACCAGGATAACCCCTATATGAGATACTTTCCCAAGACACTTCATGCAGCAGCCAGTCAGTCGTAGCCAGATCGTCCATTGAGATAACACCATACTTGACTTCAACAGAAACATTATTCCACCCATCATCTACAAGAGTAACACCTGGCCCACAAATCACATTCATCCTATGCCCCCATCCCTCTGCTCTAAGATGTACTCAGCCATATTGATGCCTTGACACGATACGGATTCACTATAAACCGTAGCCATTTGCGTTGGATTCGCAATCAATATATGGTGCCAAGTATAGACGTTATTATGCCGAGAGTTAAATCGTTCAAAACGCTTCTTGGATTTCTCGAACGCTGGAGCAAAGGCAACGTCTCCCATGCGAGTTACCGTATAATTCCTTATATCCTGCTCCGCCGCGTAAGTCTTGTTCACAGTCATTCGCTCTGCATCAAACCAGCATTGAGTGATGCCTAAATCGAATCCTTTGACAAGCTCTACCCCAGAACTAGAAGCCTTATTGACTTTGAGTAAGATTATCTGAACCGTATGCCCATAAAGCTTCCCCTCCAAAACCTCCTTGACTTGGCTCATAGCACGATATTCTTCCGACACCTCCTTAGCCAAATTGTCAAAGCCTGCTGGGTGGGGCAAGCCAAAATCCCAATCATCACCTGAAACAAATACATCAATGTCTTTCGGCTCAACCTTTAGGAAATAATCCCTAACGCATCCTCCAGCGATTGTAGTGTGCTTTGTCCATGGCTCTAGCTCAGCCAATATCTTTAACCAAAGCTCTGGGCCGTTCTTCATCAATCAAATCTCATTTGAGGGGGCTTCGCAGTCCGCTTGGCCTCTTCCCGGCACTTCTTAGCAAACTCGGCAAATGGTGGTGGATCGGGGCAATCCTTATATAGCCGCATATACTCTAGCTGGATGCTTTTCAACTCTTCTACTCGCGTTGACCCAACTTGCGGGCTGAACGAACCATTTTCCATTTTCATATCAAACCGTCCCTCCTGGGCGGCTACAAGTCCAATCATCAGCAAATTCGCGCCACGACATCCTAAGCTGGCTTCTTGAAATAAACGGACGGGTCTTCGCGAATGACAGCGGCTATTTCCTTGAAGGTAAGCCTTTCCTCATCATTCAGTTCTATTAAATCCGGTTTAAATGTCAAACGAGACTTGCCATCACTATTATACACTGCAAGCAAATCTTTGACCTCTTCCGGTAACGAAAACTCTTGGGCATCACCGCGCTTGCCATAAAACATGGCACCCTCATCCCATCCAGATCCAATATAGGCTTTAAACCCGAGAGCAACGCAAGCACGGCCTAGACAACAATAGCCGCCATTACCATTATTTAGCACGCCGCTGGCCTGCTTAGCCTTTGTCGTCTCAAGATCGATCAACCATTTACGCTGATTCGGCCCAAGCTTCTGTTTGGGCTTCTTTACTGTCTTCTTTGAAAGCTTACTCATTTGAACACCCCTATGATGGTAAGAGCAACAACCATCAGGAATATCACAAGCCCAATTTCTGCCGGATGAGGCTTGACTGATTCTTTGTCCGATCTTTCATACATTTTTGAACCATCCCTTCACTTTTTCCATTAAACTCGATGCTAGGAAATACAAGCATAGCATGATCCCGAGACTGATGACAAATAGAATGAGTACCATATCCAGCGCAAAGGTAAGGAAGCCGGTCATGTAGCCTAGAATCAGAATCAACAAAGCGGGTAGTATCAGCAAGTAATTCATAAACCTCTTTCCTTCAATAAAATTCCTGCATAGATCATGGCAAAATCCATGTCTTCATCATCGTCAAGAGCATCGCGCACTACGGAAATCCGGCCAGCACTGATGCCCACAAGATCACTGACGGGTAGCCCCGAGAACGGGACAAATTCCCCAGAATCGGTTTTCCAGTATGGTTCGCGCATGATGATTGTCCCCTCAAGCAAGCCGGATATGGCTTTATACAAAGCTATACCGAGAATTGTAATTACAGAAGGTGCATCAAAAGGGAAATAGGTGCTGTGCCTAAGCCATAGCCTAACCAGGGAGCCTGTACACGGCTTTTATGCGGCAATTGGCGGTAGGATTAGAGGAAAGCGGGAAATTTGATTGTACGTGGCTCAGGATTAGGCTAATGCGGCTTAGAAAGCACGGCCAGAAGGAAACTAAGGCGTCTATAGCGGCGAAACTTGGCCGGGGGACATTCTCGGCGGTTTTCTTCATTACCTCCCTAGCGGCCCTGGGGCTTGAGAATATACCGTTGGGGGATGTTTAGGGGGTGGGCCTTGCTCGCAGCCATCGTTGTTTTGGCCGCATGGGCGGCAGTTATGCCGCCGTCCCCGATTCAAATATCTGCATCACAGCCACCAGCTCCAAGTGCTTTTGAAGACACTAGAAAAAATCAAGAAAAAGCCGCTGCATCCCCAAATACTCCCGCCAATAATGAGAGAGGTACAAAGGACGCGCCGCTTGCGGTTGAAATTACAAATCCCCCAAGCGGTGATAGCATAGCCGCTGAGATTAAGAAAAACCGCGAGGATCAAGCGGCGGAAGAAGGGCGCGGCATAGTTTTTGACTCGCTCCTTGTTGCTGTCGGCATTCTTCAATTTGTTGCGCTGGTTTTCACCGTCCTCGTAACCAACAAGGCGGCGAATGCTGCCAAAGCTGCCGCTGAGGCGCTCCCCGTTTTGGAGCGCGCTTATTTGGCGGTTGAGCCCGCCGGGATCGGCAATTTCGGCGGCGATCCCCTCATCGCCAGAGTTAAAATTAAGAACGCTGGCAATCTTCCAGCTAGAGAGGTGCGTTGGTTTTTCTACGCTGAATCCGATAGCGATAAACGGCGCAAAGAGTTTATCGTTGAGAGCGAGGAGGCGGTTAAAGAAGAAAGCAATTTCCTCGCGCCAAAAGCTGAAATGGTGAGATTTCACAAATTTACTAGCAAAGTTGAGGCCGTCTATTTCAATGGGGGGACGGAGGCCATCTATGTTTGGGGGATCGTTTATTACCATGATGGCTTTAAGCCTCATCGGTACATTCAATTCTGTCATCGGTACGAATCCGATGGAGGAACTTCGGGACATAGTGTCATTAGCCCAGACCGAGCGCGCCAGCACCAATTCGGAAATGGCACAGACGAAGACAAAAAGACTTAACGCGGCCACCGCCGCCAACACGCGCATGGCGCTTACTCCAAACTCACCTCACTCATTTGGGATCGTCCAGGCAGCCGCCAAGCCTTGAGCTTGGGGCGTTTGCGCCAAGATACCGTGATGATAAGCCATGGATTTGTGTCCCTCGGGTAATTCCATCTCATTTCTTTTTGAAGATAGGCAGATACCTTCTTCTTATTCGGATGGGGAGCTGTGATTATCTTTCTCTGACTTCTAAGATGGTCTATGAGAGTCAGGTAAAAGTTATGTACTTTAGTGTAATCTGTCACTGATGTAGTTTCCTATAGCTTAGACATATAGCTAATATAAGCTTACTACTAAGGCAGTAAGCTTACTACTTATGAAGGTGGAGGTGGAAAAGAGCATAAGGGAACTTAACCCCCGCCTTTTGTCACTAGTAGATGTGACTAAGACAGATGGAGGCTAAGAACCACTATGCTCTCCTAAGCCATGAAGTACGGAGTATGGACTTAAGAGCATCCCTCTCTTGCGAACTAGAGGGGAATTTCCGATCATGCTTTTATAGGCTATAGTCCGCAAGCCTACACCAATCTTCCCCACAAATCGTTTACAGGTCTTAGGTAGCCGCTTTGATTGGAACCCCCAGTAACGGCTCGTTTAACGCAACGGTTTCCCTGATGGCCCGGTCCCCGCACGGTTACGATAGCTATGGCGAATGTGTCAGAAATGGCTTAAAGCCAGACGAACGAATGTGTGCGTGCCAATCGTAACAAGATATCTATACAGCAAAACGTATTGGAGTTCAATTCCTAAATCGGGTATAATTATCCTATATGCCGTTCTTCGGGAGGAACCACATCATGCCTTATGCCGATTTGTTGCGCCTGGGCATAGCTACGGATGTCCCGTTTGTCCCGTTGCGCTCTCCGGTTACCCGTTTCTTTGTCATCACAAACTACGGCTGCCCGGATTGCGGGGCCGAATTGGATGCCGCCTTGGTGTGCTGGGATTGCGAGAAAGACCATAAGCTTGAATATGATTCGTCCAGAGGACTTGTCGTCTGATAGACGCAATGCGCTTGCGATGCGGGCTTTGTTCGGGTATATCGTATTTTATAAATCTTTAAGGGGGATTTACATCATGGGCGGAAAATCACTTAGGCAGCTTGCTTCAACCGAGTTTGAATGTGCTTGCTGCAAGACCATCTTTGTGTCAGATATGACCGAGGATGAGGTTTCTGTGAAGTTCATGGAAGAAAACCCCGATTGTGATGCAGACGAATACGCGGATTTTTGTGATGAGTGCGCCGAAGCATTCATGCAGTTTTGCAAGCAAAAGGTCTTGAACTAGGCCATGCGGAATAAGGATTTGAAGATGGTCGGCTTTGCTCTTGCAAAAGAACTATCCGCATGGCAATTTGGATGGCGTAAGCCGATGCTCACGGATGCCATTGAAGCAGGACCGGCTGATGGTGATTGGTGGTTCTGCATAGGCCCGTTAGCGTTTATGTTCGCAGAGGACTAATCATCATGGATATCTGGGACACGATTGAATCCGGTATAGAGCCACATAGCACTAATACACATGACATTAATCTTAAGAAAGCTAGGCTGAATACACGGCGAAAGGAAACTAGAAATAAAGCTATCATTGCTTTCTATGGAGCCGGTAATTCTTTGGAATGTGTGGGGCAAAAGTTTGAGATAACCAGAGAACGGGTACGGCAAATCTTAGCCAACTCTGGGCACTTCCAACGCTATTATGGCATCAATAGCCCACGTCGCATCAAAGCTTTGGAGAAAGAAGACGCTAGGATTGAGAAGCAATGCCTCAAAGAGCAAGCGCGCCAAGAGCGGGATAAAAAGCTCATAGCTCTCTATGTTGATGAGAAGTTGACCTATCTTGAAATACAAAAGATTACCGGCGTCCCTGTTAGCCAGATCACAAAAAGCTTACGTAAACACGGTGTCCAGAATCGCAGACTGGGTAGAATTGGCGAGTCTCTGGTTAAACTTACCGATCAGCAGCGGCTAGAAATTTGCACTGCTGAGAAAAAGCCTGGAATGTGCAGACGGATGGCTAAAAAGTACAACGTGTGTGAGAATTATATAAGCGTGCTCAGATCCTTATGGAAGAAACGACATGCCAAGAGTACAGCGCCCGCATCCGATAATGGAAGCCCCACAAGTAGCCCAAGCTCATAAAGGCTGGCCTCATGGCAAGCTTGAACAGAAGTCTTGTGCTTCGTTCGATGTGGATTTGCGATACCGTAGCCGGACTAGTGATGCCGATATGCATGAAGTGCGCTGGTATATGATTGGCGCTCTGCATATCGCATACATGCAAATCTTTACTAAAGAGACTCATGCTAACGGTAATTACTGTGTTTTCATCAATTCTATCCAAGGTAATGGCGGGAGTTGGTTCAAGAGCGAGAAAGAGGCTCATACATTCATTCAGTCTGAGTTACAAAGGATTCCGACGCCGTGAGGTTATTTTGGAAAATTCATGAGGCTAAATGGTGGCTTATGCATCGGTTTATCCCTCGGTATCGGTATCATGTTGTCAAAACTGGATTAAAGCCTGGGTATTGGGATGTCGATACTAGGATGCTTCATGCCCTCATGAGCTTGCTTTGCCAGTATGTTGAAAAAGAATGTGATGGTCTGGAATCTTTTCAAGAATGGACCGACGAACTACTTACCCTTGTTTCGCCTGAAAATTCGGAAGGCGAGCACGCTCTCTTGCGGCGGCAGGGTTTGAAGCAAGCTGAAGTGCTGGCTATTTACCGATGGTGGAAAGAACAGCGCCCGAAAGAATTAGCCAAAATAGACGAATTAATGGATGTGCTGTATAGCCCTGACGTAAAACACGGCCAAATGCAGCGTGAGGCAATGTTTGAGGAATTGACGGCGTTGGAAGGCAAAAGGGATCAAGACGAAGAGGGTATGCTTATCCGGCTTATGAAGATTCGCACGAGTCTATGGACATGAACGACGCGGAGTTCCAATCCTGGGTAGCACAAGTCCCAACCTTGTCCCAGAATCAATTGAGAGCGCTTGAGAAGCACGTACACGGCTTTAAGGCTTCAGTTGGCAGCAAACCCTTACTAGAGGAAGATTGGTTCCTACGGGGCTTCTATGAAGCTCTACGCAAGCATGGGCTTCTAACCAACCTTAACTTCAAGTCTGTGGCTAATTCCAAGGAGGCCAAAACCTATAAGACCTTAAAGGATGACTTGTTTGTGGAACTCGAAAAGCTCTTGCCGCCCAAAAACAAATATCAAAGCCGAAATAGCTTGGCTTTGCTTACTGGCGATTGCCTTGTTAAGTGGTGTAAGAAAAAATACGGATGGACTAACGAGGAACTTTCGGCAAAAGTAGTATTCCGCCACGTAAAGGATTCCTTAGAGGCGCTTGACAACGAGTTCCCTGGGTATAGGGAATCTAATCTATTTCAAATGGTGTTAGGGGATTACGGAAATGCCAACGCTTGTGAAGTCAAAGACGCCGCATCAGGAAGTGCTCCTGGCCGTAGTTCCGACTTTGAATGAATCTGATGACGAATTTATCAAACTCCCTTATCAGTATATTTCAAACATAACCGCGCATTACGCTTCTATCCACTTTGATCCTTATGCATTTAAAGACCCGTGCGCGACGTGGGCCTCGGAACTTGTGGTATTTTCTTTAGAGGATATGTGTGCCTTAGATGGCAATCTTTTGTTTCGGAAGTCGATAGCAATGCGTAAGGGCCTAAGCCTGTGAGCGAAAAGGAAATAGAATGTGGACCATGGATTCCTACTCCGGGATATTGCCCTATTCCAGATAAAGTAAAGCATCAGGTTAAATTAAATATGGATGTTAAAGAAAGGGGGGTGATATATGATGATGCATCAACATGGAGGTGGAACTTAGATATGGGGTCTGGAACTATTTCTGCATATCGAGTTCCTTTGGGGAATATGCTTAATTTGCCTAAGTCTGATATGGCTGAATACATCTTAGAAATGCGGGACGGCGCACCGATTGGCTAATACGCTTACTAAGCCTTTACAAGAATCCATTCTTAGTCTCATGGCGGTTGACGACAAGCACGGCAGAATTGCTGCCGGGCTGCTCACTGCTCAAGACTTTGATGAGAGCTACACAGATATAGCTCGTAGGATCATCAACTATCATAAAGAGCAAGGCCGTGCTCCGGGTAAAGCTCATTTAGATGATGTGTTTGATGACATTATCGGCAATCCTAAGCACAAGAAGCACAAGCAATATGTTTTCATTATTGAAGGCATTCTCCACAATTCCGAGAGCCTAAATCCGCCCTACCTCATTAGCCGTATTGGTGAATTTACCAGACGGCAGACGTTGAAAGGTGCTTTGCTTGAAGCGAGCGAGCGCTATCAACAAGGCGGGCCTGAGCTTATCCCCGATGTAGAAAACATTCTCTTCAAAGCGTTAAAGTTCAAAGAGGATGATTTTGATGCGGGTGTGTTTCTCAATGACAAAGAGCGCGGGCTTGGGTTCTTGGATAGCGCCCCTCAAGCTTACCTGACCGGCATCCCTGAATTAGACCATGTGTCTTTAGGCCCGACGCCAGGGCAATTGCTTTTGTTTATTGCCGGTAAGGGGATGGGAAAAAGCCATGCCTGTGTTCATTTTGGGAAGCAATGTCTTTTGCAGAAAGCTAAGGTTGTTCATATCAGCCTTGAGATGCCGTGGCAGCAAGTCATTCAACGCTACTATCAAAGCTTTTTCGCTATACCAAAACGAGCCGATGATTACGAAATCACCAAGTTTGAACTGGACACATTAGGCCGCTTATCTCACTTCAAGACGGATAACATTCGCCCAGCGGTGTCTTTAGCTGATGATTCAATCAAGACGTACCTTGGGCAGCGGATTGATGATTGGGGTGCTAAGCTAGGGCGACTCTGTATAAAAGATTTTCCAACGTCGTATTTAACTATTCCAAAGCTAGAAGCCTATCTTGATACATTAGAACTTACCCACAATTTCATTCCGAACGTATTGATCCTCGACTACCCGGATTTGATGAACCTCAAGGGCGATCTACGGCAATCGCTGGGGGCTTTATTCAAAGACCTACGCGGAATGCTTAAGCGCCGGAATTTGGCCTGTGTAGCGCCCACACAGTCTAACCGTGATGGGTGGGATGCTAAAACAGTCAGAGCCAGCATGGTATCGGAGGACGGCTCCAAGGTCATGACAGCGGATATGACATTAACCTACAGTCAGACCGATTCTGAAAAAGCTAAGGGGCTTGCCCGGCTTGGAGTAGCGCACAATCGCGGAGATGAGGACAAGTTCGGTATAATTATATCACAAAGTTACAGAACGGGGCAGTTTGCTTTGTATTCGGCGCGCATGACAAGTAACTATTTCGATTTGGTAGGCGGCGCACCAAATGGCGATGAGGCATGAACGCCCTCATTCCGCGCGCAACAGCCGAACAGGTCGTCGCAGCACGAGATGCGGCCCTAAAGGCTTATGGTGAGGCCCACATCTTTTATGATGAAGTTGACTTAGACTGATTCATCCCAACGCTATTGCAGAGTTTCTAGCCAAGCCTAGAGATTCCCATGATTGGCTAAAAAAGCTTTCTGCACAAGAGCTGGATGAGGAATTGCTCGCGCTTCACTTTGGCGTTGCTGATGCATCCCGTCCTTTAAGAAATCACCAGAAGACATGCATCCTTCTTGGAACGGCCTATCCTAAATTTGCATTTCATTTGGCGATGGGATTGGGTAAGTCAAGAATTACGTTGGAATTGCTAAGGCAATCTTTTCTTCAAAAGAAGCTGCGATGCGCCCTGGTTCTAGTCCCGTCCGAACCAGCTATTGTTTCTTGGGAAGACCAGATCACGGAATGGAAAATAGGCATTCCATTTATCAGTCTTATGAACTCGGCAAGTGCTGAGAAATGGGCCGCTGTCAATGAGTTTGAAGACGGCATCATCATAGCCACATATCCCGGCTTAGTTAGGATGCTTACTAAACAGGTCAAAGGTTCGGGCAAGAAAAAAGGTAAGCTTGTCCCATGCCCGTCGCTTATTAAGAAGCTGCAAAGCAAAGTAGGGGCTTTAGTTCTAGATGAAGCTACACTCATTTCCCATCAAAGGTCGTTAGCCTATCGGCTCTGCTACCAGCTTAGCAAGAAGGTGGATATCTTATATGAGCTTGCTGGTAGACCTTTTGGCCGTGATCCCACAACGCTGTGGGCGCAACTCAACCTGATTGATGGCGGAGAAACCCTAGGAGAAACACTAGGATTATTCCGGGCGGCATTCTTTGATGAGAAGCCAAACTACTTTGGCGGCATGGACTATAAGTTCCGCAAGGATATGGAGCCTAAGCTTCACGATATTATCAAGCATAGGTCTATCGCCTATAGCGCCGAAGAATGCATTGACCTTCCCAAGCTAATTACCAAAGTCGAATCCATCAATTTACCGCAACAAGCGCAAGCGTATTACGCCAATTTTGTAAAACAGATCAGGATGACCCATGCCGGGTTTCAGGAGCGGAAGAATATCTTTCTGAGAATGCGGCAAGTCAGTTCCGGGTTTGTCGGCTTCATGGATGATGAGACTGGCGAGAAGGCGGAGATAGCGTTTGCGTCCAATCCGAAGCTGGACCGGCTGCTAGAGCTTATCGATGAAATGCCATTAGATGCTAAATTTGTGGTGTTCCATGAGTTTACTGTATCGGGGAAGGCAATTTGTAAAGCGCTTACAGATGCCAAGATCAAGCATGAATGGATGTGGGGTGGCTCTAAAGAGCCTCGGGCTATGCAAACCCGTTTTGATAAAGACCCTAAATGCAGGGGGATGGTGGTCAATCATAAGAAAGGCGCTTACGCCCTTAATCTTCAGCGGGCTTCCTACACATTCTTTTACGAAAGCCCGGTGTCCGTAATCGACCGGGAACAGGCTGAAAAGCGGGTATACCGCCAAGGTCAGACTAAGCCCGTTGTCCAAATAGATTTGGTCTGTAAAGGTACTGTGGATCAACGAATACTTGATTTTCACGCTGAGGGGCGTTCGCTTTTTGATGCGATCATCAGGAACCCGGACAAGGCGCTTAAGGGCCTATTCTGACAAGTTGTTAAGAATCCCTTTCAAAACTATTTGAATTATTCGTATTTTTTCTACTTGCATCTAGTTCTTTCTATGTGCATAGTCCGTTTCGTGATGAGGGCGCAGAAACTCAAACCAAAAGCGAAAGGGATAATTCAAATGCTACTTCGCAGCAAGCAGCTTAAAAGCGGTGCGGACCTTGAGTTCAAGAAATTGGACGAAAGCTGGTGTCCTTGGCAATACCAAATCAATAGTTGCGTTTCTGATGGTCGTGCTTGGAACCGCCCCGGTCAATTGACCTATACCAGCATGGCGAACTTCTTAGATTTTGATTCCGCTGAAAAGGCATTCGAGGCCCAAAATTGAACACAACGCATTGCGCCTTCGCAAGAGGGCGTTTTGCAATGTATTCATCATCAAACAAAAAGGAAACTTCGATGACCCAATATCCAATCCTACAGCGAGGTGGGCTTAAACAGCACCAGCGCCGTCAATTCCTCGGGAAGGCATGGCGGGCCATAGGTTGCAAGTTCTCCCGTCGCCTTCTTTCCGGCATTGCGGTTATCCTCATTATGGAGTCCGCCAAGTCGCAAGGGTTAGAACAGCAGTTCAAAGCGGATGATGTAATTTGGACCGCTCACCAGACCAAGCAGCTTATTACGTTGCCGGTTTCCATCCCTGATTCAATTCCTATACCACGCCGTCCCCCAGAAATGTATGAGCAGCGGGCGGCAGAAGATCAGCTTGAGTATGCCAAGGCCGATTCCAAGAAGAGAATCGAGGCATCGGAAATTGATTGCTTGGCTGAGAACATGTATTATGAAGCCAGAAACCAGCCGCTAGTCGGGGTTGAGGCTGTAGGGCATGTCACTATGAATCGGCTTCATACTCACAAATTTGGAAGCTCGGTTTGCGCCGTGGTATTTGCCAAGGCCGTAGACGCTGACGGCAAAGAGCATTGCCAGTTCTCCTGGGTATGTGCAGCGGATGATTACAAGAAAGTGCGGGAGCCTTTGAATCTGATGGGTACGAAATATATGGCCGAACAGATTTACTACGGCCATTTGCCTGACAATACGGGTGGCGCGCTCTACTACCACGCGGTTGATATCCATCCGAGTTTCTTTGATAGGCTCAGCGAACTTGGGCAGATCAAGGACCATGTATTCTTTGGCAGTCAAAAGAAGGTAGCAAGCAAATGACCAACATTCTTGCTAAGAAGGCTGTACTGGCTAATCTGACCATCAGCCGTTGGGGCGCACGCCGGTTTGTGGATAATGTGACCGATGAGATCTTGGACAAGCATCATGCTCAAAAGGATGTGGGGTTATTCACTAAGCGATTGCTCGGCAAACCGGCTATGGCTAAACTTAATAAAATTACGGCTAAAGCTCGGATTGTTCATAGCACGCTAACATTGCCATGGCTTGATGCTGGAATACGGATTCTTCCTACAACCCTATATCTGAAGTACGCTCAGGAAATCGGCAAGCTCAAGAATGAGTTTGAAGCGGCATTGAACGAGTTCATCAAAAAATACCCGTTCTATATCAAACAGGCCGAGGAGGAATTGGGCGGGTTGTTCAATGAGGCGGATTACCCGAAGGTGGGCAATATCAGACACCGCTTTATGTTTGATGTCGCCATCATGCCGTGTCCTGATGCTGGGGATTTCCGTATTACACTCGACAAACAGGACATGGATGAAATCAAGCAAGACTTGGAATCCCGTATGGACGGGCAGCTTAGGGAAGCATTAGGCGATGCTGCTCAACGGATTGTTCAAACCGTGGGGCACATGTCTGAGAAGCTAAAAAGTTACAAGCCTGCGGACAAGAAGAATGGTAATAAGGCCGAAGGCAAATTCCATGATTCGCTTATTGAGCATGTCCGGGAGCTAATCGAGCTTCTGCCCGCATTCAATTTAAGCAATGATAAAGACTTTACCGGCATTATTGAACGCATTGTAGCGCAACTGAGCGCCCATGATGCTGACGATCTGCGAGAAGATGAAGCCTTACGTAAAAAGGTCGCCAAAGACGCAGATAGTATCTTAAAGGATGTCCAGGATTTCTTGGGCTGAAAGGAGTAGGATCGATGGCAAGCGGTTATTTGCACAGACATGCTAGGACTGAGGCTGATGCGCGTGTAGCGGCTATTCGGGACAATATTATAGCCATATTTTCTCGTCAGGGATATTTAGCCTGTGCCGGGGCCACTCATACGATTTTGCTCTTGCATCAGGAAACTAAAGCACGGTATACAATAGACATAGCTCGGTATTTGGACGAGGCGTGATTCATTAGAACATCTTTAAGCAATGGGAACTTTACCAATGACTGCAATGAGCCTGAAATTAGCCGGTGAGTGCATTGAACAATACATTCTTAGCAACACCCCCGTATTTCTGTGGGGACCACCCGGCATCGGAAAGACCTCAATTGTACAACAAGTCGCTAAAAAGCTCAGTATGGGGTTGATTGACATCCGGTTGAGCCTGCGTGATCCGGTTGATCTGCGGGGCCTTCCTATGACCGACCTCAATACCGGCAAGACGCGGTGGCTTACGCCTGCGGAAATGCCTTATATCGAGAGGGATGGTGAAAGAGGTATTCTCTTTCTAGACGAAGCCAATACAGCGACCCAAGCCATGCAATCAGCGGCCATGGGCCTTGTCCTGGACAGAAAGGTGGGGGATTACCATTTGCCGCCCGGCTGGCTTCCTATTGCGGCTGGGAACCGCTTGGTGGATAAAGCGGCGGCACAACGGATGGGAACGGCTTTACGGAACCGTTTTGCCCATATCGAAGTGGCGGTAGACTTGGACGCGTGGTGCGGGTGGGCCAAAAGCTCTACCATCGATCCTCTAATGATTGCGTTTCTCCGTTACCGGCAAGAATTGTTGCACAAAATGCCCACCGGGGATGAAAATGCTTTTCCCACGCCACGAGCTTGGGAACAAGCGGCTAAATTTGTAGCTTCCCCTGAATCCGTGCGGCAGAAGCTTATAACCGGATTGGTAGGAGAAGGTCCGGCACAAGAGTTTGAGGCGTTCGCCCGGCTCTGGAAACAATTACCCAGCATTGGTCAAATCATTGAAAATCCCAAATCGGTTGCTGTACCTGACGACAAGGAACCGGCTGTATTCTATGCCATTGCATCTGCTTTGGCGCGACGAGCTACTCCTCAGAACTTTGCTAACATTCTTGAATATGCCGCTAGGATTCCGAAAGAGTTCTGTGTTAGTATCGCCGTTGATGCAGTGAAGCGTGACCCGGAATTACAGAAGACCGCTGCGTTCGCTAAATGGGCTGTAAGCAATTCAGAAATTGTTATTTAGGATTGAGGATCACTCATTATGCCCGTCTTAGTCGCATCACCGCGCATTGAATTGAGTACACAAGTAGTAGACATAGGATGGGCGTATGCGCTAAGCTTGAAGGATGAGGGCGATTACATTCTAGTCCGTAAAAGCCCTCTAGGCCCGGAAATGGCTAAGGGGGTGGCTCTGGCAATCCTGGACATGCTGACGGAGAACACAAAGCTATGACAATCGATCCTAGAATGATTCGGGCGCGGTCGGCTTTAATTACCGGACATTGTTTTTTTGGCACCCTAGCTTTGTTCTTGAGAGTTGAGGAAAACGAAGCCATTAAGACTATGGCGACGGATGGTAAAAGTCTCATCTATGCGCCAAGTTTCTTAGACAGGGTTACGGCAGAAGAATTAAAGGGCGTCATAGCCCACGAGGTACTTCATTGCGCCTTCTTGCATCAAACCAGGCGTAAAGAGCGGGAACCAAAGCGGTGGAATGCTGCTTGTGATTTTGCCATTAATCAAGACCTTATCCAAGCCGGGTTCACGCTGCCGTCCGATGCTTTGCTGGACTCACAATATCGCGGCATGTCGTCTGAGGAAATCTACAAGCGGCTGGAACAGTCAGGTGACTTTAGTAATGCACCTGAATGGGGCATCGTTCTCGATGCCGCTCCTAATGCGGCAGCAGGCGAGCTTGGCCAGCAAGAGGAAGATTGGGGACGCCGTGTCAGGCAGGCTATCGCTGTAGCTAGTGGGAACAATACTGGCAGCATCCCGGCCAGTCTGCAAAACCTTATCAACAGCACCAAAAAGGCCAAGGTAAATTGGCGTGATCAATTACGACGGTTCATTGATGATCGGTCAAGATATGATCATACATGGTCCAAACCGAATCGGCGTTTCTTAAGCCAGGGGTATGTCTTTCCCGGCATAGAACCTGATGGGCTTTACAAGCTCGGTATAGTATTAGATACGTCCGGTTCGGTGGATGACGATATGGTATCCCAGTTCCTAGGAGAGATTGAAGCGGCTATCGATATTGGGGCCGCTGATCAGGCTATCGTTGTTCAGTGCGATGCTAAAGTGCAGAGGGTCGATAGGTTCCAAGCCGGTGATGAAATTAAGATGCCGATATGCGGACGAGGCGGCACACGCTTTAGTCCAGCCTTGGAATGGTTTACCGAGAACGAGCCTGACGTGTCTGCTTTGATATATCTAAGTGATGGCGAATGTTCGGACTTTGGACCTGAGCCTGCATATCCTACCCTTTGGGGGATTTACGGGTACGAGTCGCGAACTGAGAATTTTGCTAAAAGAGTGCCATTTGGTGAAGTAGTCCCCATCTTGGATTGATGTAAAATGGTTTATAAATTGACCGGCGAAACTCACGAAATTTCTATTAAAGCACTACAGCGGGCTTTAGAAAATAATTTGGGCGATGATCTGCTACTTGACTATTCATGGTCAAGGTTTTATCGCTGGTTTCGACAGGCCGCGCTCTCAGTCCTCATATTCGTAATCTCGTTCAACGTCTTTGTCGGTGGGAAGGCGGAAGCGGTTGGGATCATCCGTAATGAAGCGATAGAACCCGGTTTGTCTCCGAATCTTGCGAGCGTCAGCGTAACCAACCGTTCCAAAGATTCTAATGTTCTTATCTTCCCAAGGAGGCTCAGTGTCACCTATGTCGGGAACCCATTCAGCCCACGGCTGGGGACATGTTATGGCTGTGGAATAGGAAATAATTTTTCCTTCGCCGCTCGCAAGTTTAGACGAAACTTCAATCATACTTATTTGAGGGGCGACACCATCAATGGCCAAATGAAACCCGACCCGAATTGCCTTAGCGTCACTATCGCCGACATTAACAATGGTGAGGAAGCATGTGAGTGGTTTGCCTCCTTCAGGCATACCAAGCTTAACCAAACGCACACGCAATTTTGGCCGATGCGTAGCGTTAAATTCGGCGCGAGCGAGCAGAATTTGCCAGAGAGCGAGCCCGCTAGTGACAATCCCGACGAGAGCCAACACTCCGGTGAGCAACGCCAGCTTTTCAGTATAGATAGCGATAACTTGCGTAGCCGCAGCTTCAACGCTTTCTGGCGAGGCTTTGGTATTGCCGCCGTTGGGTATTTGATTGCTGGTAGCGGTGTTTACCTTTGGCTGGTTCTGCGCAAATGAACCCCCTGCATTCAGAAATAGCGCGAGAACGATTGCTCCCAGTGCAATCAAAAACGATCTGTCGCCCCTTAGCATCCGCGAATAGCCTCTCCGAAGATGTCTGCGTTCATCCGGTTATTATATCTGAATTGAAACTCCGCCACATAGAGCGGGAGATACTTGGCGCTGACCTTGTGGAACGTGCCGACGACGCTGCGCTTGAAGATGCTCCAGAAGCCTTCAATAGTTTGGGTGTGGATAGAACCGCAAACGTATTGGCCCGCGCTATGGTCAACGACCCCGTGCGGGAACTCACGGTTCAAATGCTTATACCCAACCCATTTATCGGTGCAGATCAGGCTGACTTTATCGGAGACGCTTTCGCGGATAAATTTCTCAAGAGTGGTAGCGCGGACATCGGCAATCACACGGGCAACGACATTGCCCTTACGGCGGACAGCGCCAGCCACAATCATTTTGCCGGAACCGCCGGTTCCACCTTCGCCACCGCCGCGCTTGTCCTTGTGCCGGTTCTTGGCGAGGCCCCCGACGAAGGTCTCGTCCACTTCGACAATCCCCATGAGCTTTTGAAATTCTTTATCGGCCAAACCGCCGCGAACGCGGTGGCACATAGACCAAGCCGTTTCGTAGGAGCCGAAGCCAAGCGTCCTATGAATTTGCCGAGCGGAGACGCTTTTCTTGCTGGTCAGCATCAGATGGATGACCCGGAACCAGTCCCGGAGCGGCTTATTGGTGTTCTCGAAGATCGTGCCCGTGATGTGAGAAAACCGATAATTTGTCTCAGAGGGCGAGCATTCGTTGCACAGCCAGTTCCAAGCCATCGTGCCGTGCGGCTTGACGTTGACGTTCCCGCAGCGCGGGCAGGCAATACCCTGCGGCCAGCGGCGGCCTACGAGGTAAGCGCAGCAAGCGTTTTCGTCGGGAAAAGCCCTCTCCCATTGGGCGAAGGTCATTTGCATGATTTGGGGCTTTTGCTTCGCGCGGGCCATGTCGGTCATCCCTCTAGACAAGGGGAAGAATGGCATGCCCGAAACCATTAGTCAAGTAGCAGATCATCGCCATAATTTGCAAGGTTATATAGGTGCGCCTTATACCGCCTATGTCGAGTCTTTAATAACAGATTCTCTTAAGGATATGCTAGATCAATGGGCTATCCTGCATAGGAGTAAGCTTCAGTCTATAGAAATGCCTGATATGGTTGAATACATTGTCAAGGAACGGGATGGGGTATGACACAAGGCGGCGTGATGCCAATTTGGGGCGGTAATACAAGCATAATCGCAGCTTATGGCCTCGGTAACAGTTCATTTGTGCCCGGATTGTCTGGCAACTTAGCTGCTGTCAATAAGTTCCACCAACATGCATATTTATATATGTCCAATATCAGTTTCGTGACAACTTCCCCCGAAACGAATCCCGTCGATATGGTTGAGTTCATTCTTGATTACAAAGACGATGGAAAGGATGGCGTGTAATGTGGCCGCGTATTTCCTACTTTGAACTATGCTTCTATTTTGTATTCGGGATGATTCTCGGATGGATGTTCTTCTGGTAGCCCTGTGATTGGCTGGCGCGCTATCCTAGATTCGCACCACATTGACTATATCGAGCACGGGAAATCTACGGCTAAGAATAACATCTATATAAAATGTCCGTATTGCGGGGAAGCGGATCAGGGGAAGCATCTAGGCATATCTTTACATACTCCTTGGCGCGGGTATGCCTGTTGGAGAAACGCCCAACATCGCGGGAGAGCGCCACAGAAGCTCCTAGGCGCGATTTTAGGGGTTAGCCTAGGCGAAGCTGCCAAAATACTAGGAACGCCGTCTGGAGCCTTCCTAGGGGCTGATAGCGGCCTTGTAGACTCAATTAAAGCCATGCTAGTAGAGGAATCCTTTGAGGATTCCCCCCAGGAACTAAAGTTCACAAGGAAGATTAGGCCGCTTTTTGACGGCAATCTTGGGGTAAAAGATATTTTCTATCAATACCTTATCAAAGCTCGTGACTACACACAAGTGCAGGCGGCTGAGATTGCCGGGCTATATGAGTTGCATTACGCACTAGCTGGGCCGTTCGCCTACCGGGTCATTATTCCTGTTTACACAAATGAGGGGCTAACAACATGGACGGGGCGGTCTATCGTTGATGGGGAAAAGCTTCGCTACAAGACTTTAAGCTGTGATGCTGAGAAAGCGAAAGAGCAGCAATTGCCAGTAGCTAAAGCGCCTATCACGGATTGCCTCTTTAATGAATTGGACTTAAGTAAGTCGAATGGTAAATTACTACTGATCTGCGAAGGGCCTATGGATGCAATCAGGGTAGATTATGCCGGTGTTATGGCGTACAAAGGGGTACGGTCTACTTGCTTATTCGGGAAACGTATTCATGATGCCCAAATCGACAAGTTGATCTTCCTTAAAGAACAATTTGAGCGTATTGTATTGGTGCTGGATACTGATGCTGAAATGGATACCGCGTATATGGAAGAGAGAATGCAGCCATTCGGTATAGATAGCACATACTTGCCGAAGCAGTACAAAGATCCGGGTGCTATGAGCTTTGATGCGATAGAGGCTTTGATTGATGGGGAACTGGGGCGTGATAACTGATTACGGGGATTCCCGCGAAGAAGAAATAGAATGGGGACCATGGATTCCTAATCATGGCACAAATGGAGAGAATCCTCCTACTCATATAACATTACCTTTCCAGATTAGATTAGAAGCGGGTGGTTTGACGGAGGAATTTGAAAGTTTTGATGGATGGGATTGGTCACGCGGTATGAACGATGATTATGCTGTCGATGAAATTCTTTATTATCGAATGCCTTTAAACGCTGAAATTTACTCATACCGCTTTCTGCATCTAAGCATGACGGAATACATCCTGGAACAAAGGGACAATATGAAATCTGAATAGGTCGCCAAAACCACTCTCCGAAGGCTTCCCCTTTCTCCTGTCGGAGTCCAAAATCTAGCGCCTGGACTGGATGAAATTTGGCATCCAGGCATTTTGTTTAGTAGAAACCATTAACCGGCATTTCGGGGGTAGACGAATGCGGTGCAAACGGAGAAGCAATGTTGATGCTGTACTACAGGGGTGGATACGAAAAGCAGCGAAGCGGAGTTATTGGCGAGTAGCAGCTACGCATGACTTGGAAGATTTAATACAAGAGGGATATTTATGCTGGACTAAGTGTCGAAATCTGTACCCTCATGTACAAGAACCTCAGCATTTTGTTGCGCTCGTAAAAACCGCTTTTATGAATCGTATTCACACGTTGTCCATTGCTGCTACCAAGAAGATTGATAGGCCCTTAGATTCATTTGATAAGTCGGCCTACCAAGACGTAGACGAGGCGCTTGAAGCGCTAATCAGCCCCCAGCCAGAAGACGCCACGTTCTGCACGCTCATGTCTCAAATGCCGTTTGAGATTAGATGCATGATTGAAGCTATCCTGAATGACGCAAAAGATTTCAAACCTCTGGTTTTCCGAAAGGGCAAGAACCAGCGCAAGGAAACCGACAATGAGTTCTTATGGCGGCTTGTTGGGCAGACGCCTCATGGGATCGATTTAGAGGAGGCATTCGTACAGTATTTTCGTGAGATTTGATGCCTCGTGTATATATACCGTAACGCCACTTTCAATTTTAGGGGTAATATTCTATGTCCATCGAACAAGAAATCGTTTCATTACTTAATCTTAAGCCAAAAGCCAAGGAATCCCGGCAAAAGTTCCTTTCCCGTCTATCGGTTGCCTTAAGCAATGATATTGACGATGACGCCTTTAATACGCTATCCGATGCCGCCCAAGACTGGGCAAACGCCGCAATTACCGCCGATGCAAAGAAATTAACGATTGAGGACTTCCCTGTTGAAAAAAATGAGGGAACCGAATTAGAGGAAGTCGCGTTAACAGACTCCAGTAGCCCATCGGAGATTGGCTCTGATGGTATTGACGAGGCTGATAAGGATGATGTATCAGTGGATGTGGAGCAGCCGAAGGCTAAGAAGCAGCCTAAAGCCTCTGTCAAAGAAGCGACAAAGGAGAATGAAGACGTGAGAATGGATCGTAAGCGCACTGTGAGCGCGAAGCCCCAACCCAAGGTCAAAGCTAAGGCTAAAATCAAAGCTGCGGCCCAAGAAGTCCCAAACCATCTGAAGCCAGCCGGTGAGCCGCGCGAGGGCACTATTGCCTATATTGTGCGAACGCTCCTTACCAAAAATAAAGGGGCTTCTCTTGGCGAGATTATGGACACTCTTTGCAAAGAGTTCCCCAAGAAAAAGCGTGATAGCATGACTATCACCGCCAAGGCTTGCATTTACCGGATGCCGCATTGGTACAAAATGAAGCTGGATAAACACAAAGATGATAAACGGGGATTGGTTTACAATCTTCAATAATCGTTTTTGATGCCGAGAGTTCAAAGAACTAATCCCCGCGTAGAGCATATAGGCAATTGTATACTCTATTGCGGGGATTCCGTTTCTATCTGCGAACAATTCCAGATAAAGGCGGATATGATTTTTACAGACCCGCCCTACGGTCATAACAATAATGCTGATGGGGATTTGCTGAACAGGTGGGAAGCGGCTAAAGGGCATAAAAAGCAATCTTCTGTTGAGAATGAAACAGTCGCGAGAGCTATTGCAAATGATGGGGCGGAAGATACTGACCGCCTCATTCAATGGCTATTTAAAGCATCCAACACAATTTTAAACTCAGGAGGCTGCTGCTGCTGCTGCGGCGGCGGCGGCGGACCTGACCCACAATTTGCACGCTGGTCTATGTACATGGATCAGATGCTTGAATTTAAGCAGATGGTTATCTGGGACAAAGGCCCGATTGGCATGGGCTGGCATTATCGCAGATCATACGAAACCATCTTGGTCGGGAATAAAAAAGGTGCTGCCTGTAAATGGTATGATACGACAAATCGCGTCGAGAATATCATACGTCCGGGCTACAAAGGTATTAGTAAAATTATTCCAAGCGCAGAACAACATGCAACGCCTAAGCCCCCAGAACTAGCATCACACTTCATTAAGCTGCATACCCAAGTTGGAGAAACTGTGCTCGATCCTTTCATGGGTGGGGGTTCAACGGGACTAGCGGCTCAGACACTCGGGCGTAAGTTCATTGGCATCGAATTAGACCCTAAATGGTTCGATCTTTCCTGCAAGCGTATAGATAGATTAGTACGGTCGCCAAACTTGTTACGTTTTGCCGATCCGGCATCTAAGACGCAAAAGAAACCAGCAGGACTTTTATAAAAATGAGACAGCTTGTAGTTATCGAGTCCCCCTATCGGGGGGATGTGAGGCGTAATGTTGCCTATGCCAGTGCTTGTATGAAAGACAGTATGGGGCGCGGCGAAACGCCTCTATGCGGGCATCTGCTTTATCCTCAAATCCTAAATGATGATCTGCTGGAAGAACGGGCATTAGGTATCCAAATGCATTTGGAGCTAGTGCATCTGGCCAAGATCATCAAAGTCTATGACAACTTCGGCGTAAGCGATGGAATGCAGCAGGCGATCGATCTAGCTAAGAAGCATCAATACGAGATTGAGTATAGAAGTATTACATGGACGTATGAAGCGGAAGCTGATCTTCCTGAGATGCGGGGCTAAATGGAATTAGAACGTGATTCACTCATTGCGGCGTTGAATGTCATTAAACCGGCCATATCCCAAAAAGAACTTATAGCGGCTTTTTCCCACGTTTGGCTGGACGGTAAGACCATCGCAGCTAGTAATGATGTTGGCTTAGGGATTGAAACCCCATTTGTATCAGAGTTGAGGGGCGGTCTTAAAGGAAGCGTTCTGCTAGGCGTCCTAGAGAACTCCCAAGTCAAGAAGATTGATGTTGAGAGCAATGATGATGGCTCGGCTTTATTCCTTCTAGGAAAGACCAAGCTTAATCTGAAAGTGCTGCCCGAGGATAATAGCGTTTATAGTGCGCCAAGTGTTAAAGGGACTAAAGCTATTGACGTGACTGATGAGTTTATCGACGCTTTGAAGTTTGTCGATACGAGCATCAAAACCTCATCCATCAATCCTGATCTGACCTGTGCGGCGTTCATGCTGCAAGGCGCACTCCAAATCTATGGTACGGACTCTAAGACGCTCTCGTGGGCCACGGTGTCGTCTATGACGAAATGGGCCTACAAACCCGGAGAAGTGCGCTGCATGCCCGCCCATTTCGTCAAAGAGATTATCCGATGCGGGGGTGAGGGTAGTAAGCTGTATTTATCGGATGAGGGCATGGCTCTTGTTACAAAAAATAGCGTCAAGGTTTCAGCACAATGGATGCAAGTAGATGAGCCGCCTAACTACAAAGCTATCATTGAAAACGCAACTAAGGATGTTGAAACTTTTCCTATTCCTGATCGATTGCAGTCCGCTTTAGAGCGCGCCATCATCATGATGAATAAACAGTCGGATGAAGCTGTATCTGTGGCTATCAAAGACGGCATGATGCGGATTACCGCTGAAACTGTTCATGGTGATTTGAAAGAAGCTATTAAGCTGGATTCAAAAGTATCGGATGTGCAGATACGGGTAGCGCCTGATTTAGTAAAACAAGGCTTGGGCGATTGTGAAGAGATGGGCTTTTCCGACAGCGTATGCATCATGAAGAACAAGAATTGCCTTTATATCGTAGCTGGTATGGTTTGATGCTTTATGGGGTTATTTCATGTTGCTGCAAAAGCAAAGACTAAGACCACAGCCTATTCGGTAGATTTACTTCATCGACTTGAGTGTAAGATATGCCCACTCAATACATGCACTACACTTAAGAACGGCCACATGATTCCGACAGGGGCCGAGGATGCCGATATTTATTTCCTAGGGACGGCCCCCACTCATGCTGATGATAATTCTGGCCAGCACTTCTCTGGGGCGGTTGAGGTCTTATTAGAACCTTATATTCCTTATGAGTGGAAAAACCGTATTCGGTACAACAGCACTATCCGTTGCCATCCTGGCGATAGAATACCTGTATTCACCGAGTTTGAGGCGTGCAGGCCCAGCATCATCAGGGATATTGAGAAGACTAAGCCTAAGGCGGTTTTTGGCTTTGATGATTTCCCTCTGAAATGGCTAGACATTCAAAAGCAGACGCCTCATTGGCGCGGCAGATGCTTGCCCATTCAAATAGGAAAGCACGTATGCTGGTATTACCATTTTACTGGCCCAGCTTTCCTACTGGGGCTAGACTCGTACAAACGCACGGAGCCTGAGCGGGCGCTTGAATTTGATCTAAAGCACGCATTTGAGGAAGTTGAAACTCTTCCCGCTCCGGTAATTCATACAAAAGAATATGCCTCCAAAAACCTTGTACTGCTTACCGGCGTCAAAGGTGATTTAGATAAACTGGCTAAGCTGCTCGAATGGGCCAAGGATCAGGATGATATTGGGGTTGATTATGAAACCAATTGTTTGCGTCCATATCAAGCTGATTCAAGGATACTAACTGTCGCTGTCGGTACAGACGCCAAAGCTATAGCGTTCGCATATCAACACTCCCAGAGTAAATGGGCTAAGGACGATCTGGCTAAAGTCACTAAGCTTTGGATTGATTTTCTTAGGCATTCAAAACGTAAAGCCGTTCATAATCTCATGTTTGAGATGGAATGGACCGCTTACAAATTCGGTTATGACTTATTGCGAGCATCTGACTGGGGCTGCTCCCAAATGCAGGCTTCAATTCTAGATGAGCGTACTGGGAATAAAGAAAAAGATGGCCCCCTATCGCTGGGCTTTTTAACACGTCAGCATTTCGGCTTAAATATCAAAACGGTTAGTTCTCTTGACCGTAAGAAACTGAGCGAAGAAGACCTAGAGCTAGTTCTACGCTACAATGCAATTGATGCTCGATACCACCATCTTTTGTATAAGGCCCAGGCCCAACGATTGCTGGATGCTGATATGGTGGGGCAATACAAGATACGCTTGCGCCGAATCCCCACATGTGTGCTGACACAGCTTAAGGGTATTCTAGTAGACCAAGCGCATACGGCCAAATTGCATAAAGAGTATTCAGCCACAATTGGTAAGCTCCAGACCAAAATATCATTTGATCCTGATGCTAAAAAGTTTGCCAAGGTCTTCAAGCATGAGTTTAACCCGGAAAGCCCGGAGGATGTTAAGAAGCTTTTCCGGGATATGCTTAAGCGCGATGAGGGGCATCAGAAAGATGGTAAGTATTCAACCGACGAAGATACGCTTGACACAATAGATCATCCATTATCATCCCTAATAGTGGCGCTACGGGGTGCTCGTAAGTTAGATTCCACATATCTATACGAGCCATGGCCGGACGGTCTTGTACATGCTGTATTCAATCCTGGGTTCTTTGTTACGACAGGTAGGCTTTGTGTTTCAGGTGATACTATTTTAGAAACTGATTTGGGGCCGGTAAAAATTGCTGACCTGGATTTAGAAGGTGCTTTTAAGAATGCAAAGATCAAGACTCACACCGGCAATTGGCAGCCTATTACCGCCAAGTGGTTCAAAGGCTATGAAAATATGGTCCGACTTAAATTCAGTAACGGCGGAAGTATTACATGCACTGCAGGGCACAGACTTCTCACCAGAGTTGGTTGGCAGCACGCCGGTTCCATCCGACTTAAAGATTACGTGGCCGATGCGAAGAGTGTGGAAAAAAGACATTACACACGAATGCCAGAAGAAAGTATTTTATGGGCATGTTCAGAGCATGCTGATTTTAGAAGAACCGGCGTTTGCTCTTTTCTTTCTTCTGTACGGACTTCCGGGGCATTTCGCATCCCAGTGCGGATTGACGCCGCATACGCCGAATCTAGCAAAGACATGGTGGAGACCGTGGTACGGACCAGCATTGGAATTAGCAAAACATCGCAATTATTCGGCCGCTCTGAAGGGGAATACTCATGGAGCGAACCGTCCACCAAAATTTCTATTCACAAAAGAACTTCTAGAAAAATGCATAGAACGGGGAGCTACAAAAAATCGAATTGCTACGGAGTTGGGAACATCGGTCAGGACCGTGGAAAGAAATTTAACAATATACAAATTACAGACACCCATTGGACTGCCTTATCGTTTCACAAATTTCAAAGAAACCGACTTGACCCTATTGGAATTTATTCAGCCTGGGATAAAAGAGGCAATGTCGCCGCAGCATTATTCAAAAGATCGACAAGCATCAGAAATGATGATGTACGATGCTTTTCGCAAATTGATTTTTCTGTTGGACCGGATTCGACATACAATGCGCGGAGGAAGTGGACAATATGGCGCAAGGCCCCCAGAACTATGCTGGTCTCGAAATTTGGGAGAGACGTTTATAGCGGATCGTCTTTTAGAGATAAAAGAACCTCATACCAGGGAGTGGAATCTGGGGAAGGGTTTGAGAATGGATTTTCTTTTGCCCAACAGAAAGTTAGTTATAGAAATAGATGGTGGGCATCATTTCACAGCGGCCACCATCGAAAAAGACAAAATCAAGGAAGCAATCGTATTAGCTCAAGGGATAACAATATATCGCATATCAGATGTGCAGGCCAGAACTCAAACGAAGGCTATTTTGGGGAAGATTTTTATTATGCACAAGTCGAAGAAATCCAAGATTGCGGTGTACAAGCTGTATGGGACATTACTGTCGAAAAAGATCACAGCTACATCGCCCAAGGAGTAATACATCACAACTCCTCAGAATCTCCAAATTTGCAAAATATCCCAAAACGTGAAAAGACTGCCAAGGAAATTCGCCGCCAATTAGTAGCTCCCCCAGGCCACTCTTTTGTCTCGTTCGATTACGGGCAAATTGAAGCCCGTGTATTTGCCATGATAACGAAGGACAAGGCTTTCTGTAAGGCTTTGTGGGAGCGGTTTGACGTTCATGGCTATTGGGCCGAAAGGCTTGCTAGGGCCTATCCTGAGCGCATTGGCGGCATCCAGAATATAACCGATAAACAGGTTATGAAGGATTTCCGCAACGAGCCTATCAAGAGTGGATGGACGTTTGGCCTGTTCTTTGGATGTAAGCTAGAGACAGCCGCTGATTATTGTAAAATTCCAGTTGAAAGATTGGAACCAGAGCACAAAGAATTTCGCCGTATGTTTAAGGGCATATTTGAATGGCACCAGGAAATTTGGAAATTTTATCAAGAGTACGGATATGTTGAATCTTTAACAGGGCATAGACGGCGGGTTCCACTGTCCTGGAATGAGGCTATCAACATGCCCATCCAATCAACTGCTTGTGAGATAATTATGGATGGTATGAATCGGTTAAGCGAGCATGCAACAAAAACTGGCGATATGTACTTCCAGCCAAATATCAACATTCATGATGACCTAACCTTTGTTCTTCCGACAAACCGTATAGATTACTATGCAGAGGAAATAATTAAGCAGATGCTCGATACGACAAGTTTTGACTTCATCAACATCCCGCTTGTTGCTGAAATGTCGGTGGGGGAGAACCTAAGAGATATGCATGAAGTGCTTGTGGCCTCATCGGATGGGAAATGGGACTTTAAATGACCAAATGCGTTATTGTGGATATTGATGGCACTCTTACGGATACTGCCCATCGCGCACATCATCTGCAAAAGAAGCCGAAGGATTGGAAAGCGTTTAACGCAGCAATGCACTTGGATGCGCCCAATCTGATCATCATAGATATGGTCAATGCTCTATGGTTCGCTGGCTATGACATTGTGCTTTGTAGTGGCCGAGAGCGTGCTAATGAAACCATCACAAAAGAATGGCTTAAGCAGCACGGAGTAGACTATGATGCACTCTTTATGAGGCCCACTGGAGATTACCGTGATGATGTGCTTGTAAAAAGAGAGTTGTTGGAACAAATCAAAGCAGCCGGATATTCACCCCAGTTCGCAATAGACGACCGAACAAAAGTTGTAAACGATTGCTGGCGGAACGCGGGACTAATCTGCTTACAAGCCGCACCGGGGGATTTTTGATCTTGCGAAAGGAAGAGCTTGCTGACGGGGTTGTTTTATACTGCGGTGATTGCCGCGACGTGCTGCCGACGCTCGCGCGCGCCGGCGCGGTCGTGACCGATCCACCCTATCCCGATATCGACAAGGGCTTCGCGATCACGCCGATTGATTGCCTTGCCGCCCTCGATTGCCGTCAACTGGTCTTCTGGTCGGCGGTCGAACAGTTCCCGCTTTCGTGGTGCGCCGTGCATATCTGGCACAAGCCGAACGGCAACAGCTCTCACCACTACGAGCGGATTTTCGAGAGAAACGGGCAGAAAACGTGCCGAGTTTATCGAATTGCGGCGATCTTGCCGAATTACGAGCAATACAAGCACGAATGCGTTGACCACCCGACACAGAAGCCGCTCGCGCTTATGCACGCCCTGATAAGGCGACTTGAGGACGAAACGATCATCGACCCGTTCATGGGTTCCGGGACGACGGGAGTGGCGTGCGTAAACATGGGGCGCAAGTTCATCGGCATTGAACTTGATCCTGGTTATTTTGACATAGCGTGCAAGAGGATTGAGAAGGCGCTGAAAGCGCCTAATCTCCTGGTCAAGAAACCGCCAAAGAAAACTCAGAGTAATTTATTAAAATGAACGATACACTCATCACAAAATATAGACCTGATACCTTCGATCTTATTCTTGGACAGGATACTGTTGTTAAATCCTTTCGTAGCGCGCTCCAGAAGGGCACAGGACGAGTTTTCTTATTTCATGGACCTCCGGGCACTGGCAAGACCTCTATGGCCCGTCTGGGGGCAGCACAGGCAGGCAGTAGACCTAAAGACATCCGAGAAATAGATGGAGCGAAGAATACCAGTATCGATGACATGCGGGCTGTAATTGAAGGATTAGATTACAAGCCGTTTGGAAACGAGATCATTAGCAACATCATCGATGAGGCGCAATGTATTTCAAGCCTTGGTCTAAAGTCGCTTCTCAAATCATTGGAAGATGTGCAGCCATGGGTGTATTGGTTTCTTTGCACAACAGAATTAGGCAAAATCCCGGAAGCTATTAAAACACGCTGTCTCAGATACGAGCTTAAGCCAGTTTCTCATACAATGCTTTTCGATCTAGTGCATGATGTGGCTAAGATGGAAAAGCTGCCCATAGCCAAACATCAAGGCTTGATGGAATTATGCGCTAAGGAAGCTGGGGGATCGCCTAGGCAAGCCCTTGCTAATTTAGGCGCATGTGCTGAAGCCACTACGCGGGAAGAGGTTGTCGAACTTCTTAAGACGGCATCTGACTCGCCCCAAGCAATCGATCTTGCAAGAGCCTTATTGCAAGGAAGTACATGGGGCCAAATTCAGACATTGTTATCGGGTATGAAAGACCAGAACCCGGAAAGCATCAGACAGGTTGTCAGAGCATATTGTACTACTATTACCTTGAGTTCTAGCAAAGAAGCTCAGGTTGGCAAAGCAATGGAAGTTTTGAGCCGTTTTAGCCAGCCGTTTTATTCCAGTGATGGGATATCCCCGGTCGTCTTAGCGTGCGGGAAATTACTGCTCCAATAGACACGGGTATAGTTCTATTACGACAACCGCTTTCAGGAAACACATTGATGAGAAAATTGACACTAGCAGAAGCCGAGGAGGCTTTGCAGATTGATAAGAACGATCTTGACGAAGAGAATATTCAACAGCCTGCCTTGTTTTTTACTATTAGTCAGCAAGAAGCTAGTGCTCAAGCGGTACTCGCGCAATTAGAGCGGGATAAGGCTAACCTCAATGCCGAGTTAGATGCTGAGATTAGACAGGCGTATGCTAATAAGAATGAAAAGATTACCGAGACAGCACTTCCTTTGCGTATTCGGGAAAAGCCTGAGATGCAGAAGATCAATGATGAAATCATCATGGCTCAACGTGATGTAAATATTTGGGCTGCAATGGTTGAGTCCATGCGTCAACGGTCTAAGCACATCTTAGAGGAAGGTGCTTTGTGGCGCGGTAATTATTACCAAACCGAATCCTCAACCTCTGTTATTCATGAAGCTAAGTCGGCAGTAGCCGATGCAAATAGGGCTGCCGCTGGAGCACGCCGCCGTGTCGTGAGGGCTAATGGAGGATAGTATCGCGGCAGCTTTTGCGCTGTGGCTTTACTATGTGCTTATCGCGTTCATTTCCATTACCGGCATTAGTATAGCTACCTACATAGCAAGCCGTGCCGCTTCTATTGGCTGGTATAGATCACGGCTAGAGCATTTCATTCAATTACGTAGAATTAAAAAGGAGAAATAAGGTTTGCGTGACGAGGAAGATTCTGGCTTTAAGTACCGTGGTCGTAGCATTGATACTATCAATCAACGTGCAACACAAACGGCTGGTGCGTTCGACAGCTACACCAATGCTAAATTCCCCAAATTCAAAGTAAGCGATGGGGACAATGAAATCCGCATCATGCCTTTGACTTGGAATGATGTGGATACGTGGGGGGACAATTGGGGCATTGAGCTTTGGGTACATCACAGTATTGGCCCTGATAATAACGCCTACCTCTGCCTGAAAAAGATGAAGGGCCAAGATTGCTATCTGTGTGATGCTCAGGCTGAACACGCTCATGATGACGATGCGGAAGATCAAGATTCTCTTGCCCGCAAACTTAAGCCTACACGGCGTATTTTGGCATGGCTGGTTGACCGCAAGAAAGAAAAGGATGGTCCGGTGCTTTGGGCAATGCCTTGGACTCTTGAACGTGATATCCAAGGGCGCTGCAAAAATAAGAAGACTGGTGAGCCTATCCTGATTGACCACCCTTCTAGCGGATACGACGTATCGTTCAATAAGACTGGCAAGGAGCGTTTGACTAAGTACGTGTCAGTAGACATTTCTCGTGAACCGTCGCCTTTGTCTGATGATGGTAAAACTAAGAAGAAATGGCTTGAGTTTATCGAACAGAACCCGTTGCCTGATACGCTATGTTTCTATGACAATGATTACATTGAAAAGATGTTTCGCGGCAAATCCCCTAAGCGGAACGCAGAAGATGCGCCCGAAGGGGTTGAAGATAAAGCCCCGGTAAAAGCTTCTGTGAAGCCTAAATCCGCTCCTAAGCAAGTTACCGCCGAAGAAGTCGAGGATATGACGCGGGAACAGATGGTTGAGGCTATTGAGGCCAATCCATCGTTCGGCATTGATCCTGACGATTATCCTAAGACGGCTCCCCTTCGTGCGGCTCTATTGAAGGCGCTTGATGTGGATGGGGCCGGTCAAGGCGATGCGGAAGAGAAAAGCACAGATAGCCTAGCGCCTGTCAAAGCATACACACTAGAGGTCATGGATGCTGAAGAATTGGCTGAGCTTATCAACACTTATAAGCTTGATATTGATCCTGATGATTATCCTAAGATTGTACGGCTGAAAGCCAAGGTTGAATCGGCTTTGGAAGAGGCCGGACTTCTTGATAAGGGTGCTAAAGAAGAGACTAAAAAAAGTGGCCGTGTTCAGCGCGAACCTGAGCCGCCACGGCTTGATCCTGTTAGCCAAGACAAGTTGGATGATCTGGACGAGGAAGGATTTGAGTCGCTCATTAAAGAGTACAAGCTGAATGTGACTATCGACGGCCTCAAGCTTTCTGTCATTCGCAAGAAGATTAAAGAAGCTTTGATTGAGAAAGACTTGTTTGAAAGCGGTGATGCTCCTGACGCCGCCGAAGATTCAAGCATTCAAGCTAAGGCTTTGGCCCGTCTTAAGGCAAAGCGTGCGGGTAATTAATGGCGCGAGTTAAACGTGAAATCGACCCAGACGGCGGTGCGGAGGAGGAGGAGGGTTATGATTTTACAAAACCCTCCTCCTCTATTGAGTTCATTTCAAGCGGATGCACCCTGTTTAATCTGGTCTTAGGGGGCGGATGGGCGCTAGGGCGTATATCAAATATCATAGGTAATTTCAGTTCCGGGAAAAGCCTATTGGCGATTGAGGCATGTTCTCAATTTGCCGACAAATACCCTAAAGGCAAGATTTGGTATCGGGAGGCGGAGAGTGCTTTCGATAAGGATTATGCTCGTGCTTTAGGGATGCCTATTGAGAAGGTATCATTCTTAGAAACTACCGATAAATTTGATACGGTTGAGGACTTCTATAACGACCTTAAGGCTCAAAGCGAGCTATGTATCTCTAAGAAAGTGCCGGGTCTATACATCATAGACTCACTTGATGCTTTGTCTGACGAGAAAGAACTTGAGCGTGAAATAACTGATGCCTCCTTTGGCACCAGTAAGGCCAAGCAGATGAGTACGCTGTTCCGCAAATTGGTACGCGGCGTGGGCGATGCGAATATGCACCTAATGGTCATATCCCAAGTACGAGACAAGATTGGTGTTACGTTCGGCAGAAAGACAGCGCGATCTGGTGGTAAAGCATTAGATTTCTATGCAAGCCAGATCGTGCATCTTACTGAGATTGAGAAGGTCTACAAAACCCGTAAGAAGCAAAAGCGGGCGGTTGCGCTTCGGGTTAAAGCCAAATGTGATAAGAACAAAGTGGGGCTATCATTCCGGGAGTGTGAGTATTCTATCCGTTTCGGCTACGGGATTGAAGACTTACACGCAAGCCTGACGTGGCTCAAAGAAGTCGGACGGTTGAAAGATATCGATCTAACAGATGCTAAGGCTCAAGATTTGATTGATGACAGCGATACCATTCCCGAGGAAGAATACCGGGATTGGCTTACTAAGGCTAATACAGCGGTCAAGAGAGCATGGCAGGAAATAGAGACAGACTTCATTCCTAAGCGGAGGAAGATCATTAGTGCCTAAGCCTATTGCGAGCGAACCATCGATTAAAGCTCATCCATTGGTGTGGGAACTGTATCACGCCATGAAGAAAACACGGACTACAAAAACCGAGCTTTGCAAGGCGCTAGAGCTTGATTGGTCTACAGTGCGGTTCTGGTGGATGGGGATAAGATCGCCGAGGTTAGATGCCATAGAGAAGGCGCTGAATTATGTGGGGCTTGAGGTTGTAACAAAGCCCAAGGAGAAGAAATAAGTGCGCAAAGGCGGCTCCAAGCAAAAAGGATCGACTTACGAACGTAAAATTTGCTGGGCGCTATCCCGCTTTGTCGATCCGTCCGGAACTGAAACTCACTTCTGGAGAGCGGCTATGTCGGGGGGTAGAGCAACTCTTCAGAACCGTAAAGGAATCGAAAACAGGAATCAGATTGGCGACATCACATGCATCTCTGAAAAGGGCATGTGGTTTGCTAGATATGCCTGTGAGTGCAAGCATTACGCTGACCTAGACATCGTAAGCTTTCTATTCAAGCGTAGAGGAAAGCTTGCGGCATTCTGGAATAAGCTAAAGAAAGAGGCTGAAAAGGCGGAAAAGCTTCCCCTGCTCATTGCTAAGGAAAATAGGCTGCCCACATTGGCGTTGACCACGGAATCTGGTAAAGAGTATCTTGAGCGGAATGGACATCGGATGCCGGTTGTGTTACTCAAGTTTGGTGGGGTTCCGGCCAATGATATCTATGTCTGCCTGTTCGATGATGTATTCGGGGGATAAATGATCATGATCGTATCTATTAGTACCGGTGCATCTCTTAGCACGCTTATAGTAAGTCTTTGGACACTGCATTGCGATAACAAAACGTACAAGCAACAATGCACGATGATCCCCAAAGTCTATAGCGGACTGGACTGGGAACATAAGACGACATTGTTTAATGGGGTAACATACAATCAACATTTACTTGCACTAATGTTATTCCGTGACTGGAAAAATCTTTACCCCAAAGAATTATGGGACTTGATTGGGAGGCCGGATTGAGCACGAGCAAGTCATCAATGATTGGCCGTTGGATCTTTGCCGATGAGGGAGACTATTATCACACAGGAGAAATCATTGATGCCATAGGCGAAGATTGTTTTCTGGTGCGGATGACATCTATCAGTTGCCCACAATTCTGCCTGTTCGATGATGTATTCGGGACTTAGGGGAATAAATGAGCGAGCGCAAACTACTCACAATTCGTACTGTTGATTCAGTTCAAAAGCATCCCAATGCCGATGCACTTGATCTAATACGAATTGGGGGGTGGCAATGCGTTTCTAAGCTGGGCGTTTTCAGACCAGGAGACAGATGCGCTTATATTGAGATTGACTCCTTTGTGCCGGTAACACATCCGGCCTTTTCTTTTCTTGAGAAGAACGCAATTAAGTGGAATGGGAAAGTGGGCGCTCGTATCAAGACTATAAAATTGCGGCAAGAATTGTCGCAAGGATTAGCTGTTCCGCTTAGCGAGTTTCCAGAAATAGCTAATCCAGTTGATGATACGGATTACGCGGAACTTATCGGCATCGAAAAGTGGGAGAAAATCCTGCCCGCTAATTTGGCCGGAACAGCTAGAGGTAATTTCCCAAGCTTCATTAGGAAGACTGATCAAGAGCGTGTACAGAATTACTGGAATGGCTTTGGTATGCGCGGTGAAAAAGATGTAATCACATACAAGCATCCCGAAACCGGCGAAGATATCACGTATGAAAAAGCCAAGAAATACATTCGCGATACACCTTATGAAGTGACCATCAAACTTGATGGCAGTTCCATGACTGTCTATTACCGGAATGGGGAATTTGGTGTATGCTCTCGTAACCTGGATCTAGTTGAGACGGAAAATAATACGTTTTGGAAGGTTGCTAACCGGCTTAAGCTTCGTGAGCGTATGATGGCTTTAGGTTTGAATATAGCACTGCAGGGGGAACTTATTGGCCCAGGCATTCAAGGCAATAAGGATAAACTCAAAGAGCCTGATTTTTATGCATTCGATGTGCTGAATCTTAGTACAGACTATCCGACACCTTTGTCAGCGCATGCACGACATGCTCTTTTAGCGGATTTGAATCACGGTGATTGTGAAGTAATCCATCATGTTCCTGAGCTGGAAACACGCTATTTCGATTTCCCGACGATTGAAGATGCATTGGCTTATGCTGATGGTCCTTCTCTTAATCATGAAAGCGCGCGCGAAGGCGTTGTCTTCAAGTCAATCGAAGACCCTGAGTTTTCTTTCAAGATCATTAGCAATAAATATCTCCTGTCGCACGGAGATTGAGCAATGCTGGCTCTTATAATCTCTTCGATAAGTGGATTTTGATGCTGCTTAAGACAATAGACGCAAAGGTTCGCAATCTTGGCGATGTGCGCTGGCACGCGACGGAGGATGGGTCCATGGGCAAAGGAACTGGTAGGCACATCGCCTGTTTTATTTTGGAACCGCTCCAATGATTTTATGCAGTGCTGATATCCATCTTACCGATAGTCCTAAAGACGCAGATAGATGGAACCTGTTTCCATGGATGCGAAAGCAGATTGGGTTAAAGGGGTTTAAAGAGATACTCCTGCTGGGTGATTTGTGTGATGCCAAGGATAGGCATAGATCGGGGCTAGTGAACCGTTTAGCGGATGAGCTTTATGAATTAGGCAAACTAATTCCGGTTACAATCTTACGTGGCAACCATGACTGCATATCTGAAGATTCGCCATTCTTCGGGTTTACGGGTAAGTTCAAGAATGTGCGTTTTTTAACTGAGCCTACCAAAGATGGCGACCGCTGGTTCCTTCCCAACACGAAGCACTGGGAAGAACAATGGGCGGACCTAGATTTTTCTGATGCAAAGTATATTTTCACTCATGCGACGTTTACAGGCGCTAGGGCAGAGAACGGGCAAGAGTTAAAAGGCATTCCACTTAACTTCTTTTCCAAGACCAAAGCTAAGATAATTTCTGGCGATATTCACGTACCACAAACTATCGGACAGTTGACTTATGTGGGAAGTCCAACGCGAATCCACTTCGGGGATGCGTTCAAGCCGCGCTGTCTCTTGATTGATGATAAAGGCAAGTTCTCCGATTTGCATTTCCCATGCATCAGTCGTGAATTGATTGAGGCGTCTAGTTTAGAAGAACTCCAAGATGTTGATTTGGATGCAGGGACTCAGGTCAAGATCAGAATCAAGCTGAGGCGTAAAGATTACCACGAATGGCCGGAATTGAAGAAAGCTGTTAAAGCATTAGCGGCTAAACAAGGATGGGATATGGCTGGCGGATTAGAATTAAAGACTATAGATCAAAAAGATAGTCCTATTACAGAAAATACCGCATCAAATGACTTGCCAGAAGCTATCCTTCGTGCGTATAGTTCAGCCAAGAAATTGGATGGCGTCCTTTTGAAACAAGGTTTGGAGTTTCTTAAGAGC